GCTTCGTCAAGAAGACCGGCAATGTTATCTTCGCCATTTAGTTTTTTTAGTCGATTTTTAATGAGACCATTCGACCAACTCATACGTGCTTCTTCATTCGTCAGCAATACTGTCGAAACCAGTACGCCCCCATAAAACTTTATTTACACTAAAAATGGTCCGCGCAGAGAGATTCGAACTCCCGTTATTCCTGCTCCCAAAGCAGGTGCCATACCAAGCTAGGCGATGCGCGGTGAAAAATCTTTATTACGTTCTTTATGAGTTACTTTCTGTAAATTGGGGCATCGTGTGAGAATCGAACTCACAACTGAAGTTTGGAAGACTTCTATTTTACCATTAAACTAACGATGCTTGGCGGTTGGAGGGGGATTCGAACCCCCGGTACTCTTTCAAGTACGACAGTTTAGCAAACTGTTGCTTTAGACCACTCAGCCATCCAACCATACTTATATGGTAGACGGAATTTGAAAAAGGTCAAGATTCAATTTACATAAATTAACTCGTTACTCATAAACAGAAGTTGGATATATTGCTTCCATTTGTTGAACTCTTTTTCTTCTTTTTCAGACATATTTGTTGGATCAATTTCTTCTGCTTCAAAAAACCTTTTGGCAATTATCATGTCTTGACTGTTAGGATCTCTTTGGTAAAATATGTTAAACAATGTTGTAACACGGGTTTCAAAGTCAATTGATCTGGCTACTCTGTAATCATTGAATACTGCTTCGCAGTAGTTTTTCATATCATCAGAATTCATCAAGTACAAAGCCTGTTTAGGAACTGTTGTTTCAAATCGCTTGCCGGTTGTCATTTCTGGGGTTGCAAAATCAAATGTAAGCAAAAGCTCTGGAAATCTACTTCTATCTATAGTTCCATAAATAGTTCTTCTATTATTGCCTTTTGCGAAAAGATCAATGTGCTGCTTGAATTTTCCTTCTTCTAATATTCCAGACACCGAAAGAATTGTATCTCTTAATCCTTCGAAATCTAAGCGTTGTAAATTAGCTCTATGGTAATACTCGTTATCTGGGTCGATATTGTAGTATTTGGGACTTATTAAACTAGACTGCCTGTAAGTAGCGGACATTACTAATTTTTTAATAATATGTTTTTGTGACCATCCTTTTTCAATAAATTCAGCCGCCATCCAGTTTATTAAATTATTATGAACAGGGCGAGGAGTATTCATTCCAAAGTCGTCTGGGGTCGCAACAAAGCTGTTCCCCATAATTCTTTGCCAGATCCTGCTTACTGCAACTCTTGGTGTAAGTGGGTTTTTTGGATTTGCTATAGCCATAGCCAATTCAAGTCTTCCGCTTCCATTGGTAAATATGTTTGAATTTACATTATTAAAAAATTCTATAAATCGCCTTTGAACAACTGCCCCTCTTTTTCTTGGGTCTCCATTTATCATCACACTGCTATTTGAAGGTCTTTTTTTGTCATACATAGCCATCGCTCTTGGAGGAGTAGCAGGATCTGTCAATTCGTGTGTTACAAGCTTGGCGATTTCTCTTCTTACCTCCCTGTCATAACGCATTGTTTTACCATTGTCGCTATAATATCTTTGGAAGTTATCCTTGTTCATATCCATCGGACCATTATTTGAGTAAATAGCATTACAAAAATCAATTAACCCTTCTGGAGCTTTGTCTTTTTTACCTTGAAATTTAAAATTTCTCTTTTGAGCTTCAATAATTACTTGTTGATAAATAACCGCCAAATCGTACATTGACTGTACTCTGCTTGTTTTAATTTTTGAATAAAGATACGGGTTGATGTCGTCCTTATTTGCTTCTAACATCTTCTTATATTCTGCGCCAAAATCTTTCTTGACATTATACATTTTAGAGTATGGGAGGAAAACTGGATGACTTATTTTAGTATTTTTATTATTTACCTTTTTATTGATAGTAAATTTTCTAGCTTGATCCCATCTTTGCATCATGCGGGGATTAAGGGTATTTGTTCTGATGTAAGCTTGCTTGTTGGAACTTGTCACATCTTGGAGAGCATACGAGCTATACATCCACTTATAAGTATTAGTTTGAAAGTCTTGAAATGCTTCAACGTATTTTTTTATTTTAAAGTTTTCTACATTTTGCTCTAAAGCGAGTTTTTTGGCGAAATAATTTTTATACTCTGGAGTTTCTGTTATAGTTAACAGAAGCGGCTTATCTTTATCGGTAGGCTCATAACTACTGTTTAGAATTCCATGAAGAGCGTAATAATCTTTGGTTGAAACGGGATCAAACTTATGATCATGGCATCTTGCACAAACAACAGTAGTAGCCATAAGCCCTTTGGTGATAACATCAATGCGATCATCAATAATGTCGTTAGCGTTACCAGAGTTCTTTCCAAGAGTAAGAAACCCAAGAGCCGCTAGATTTTGTTTGGGAAGATTGGGAATCTTGTCGGCAGCAATTTGTTCAACGATGAACTGATTAAATGGTTTATCGTTTTGAAAAGCGTCAATCACGTAATTTCTGTAAGTCCAAGAGTACGTGTATCTATTTTCCCTATTTCTATTTACAGATCCAGTAGTATCGCTATAACGAGAGGTATCAAACCAATATCTAGCCCATTTCTCTCCAAATGCGCGAGTCGAAAGCAAACGATTGACAACTTTCTCATAAGCACTTGAAGATTCATCGTTAACAAATTCATTTACTTCCTCTATGGTTGGCGGCAAACCCGTCAATGTATAATACACGCGACGAAGCAGAGTTTTTCTATCAGCTTCAATGGAAGGTAGGACGTTTTTAGATTTAGCTGTTAAAAAGATAAAAGAGTCTATTTCATTATTTATCCATTTGCTTTTCGCATTTGGCACCGAAGGTTTTACTAACGGTTCGTAAGCCCAATGTTTTTTAGCAGCAGCTTCAGAAGCTGTAATTGTAGAAGTGGACGTTCTTGGATCATAAGCTCCCATTTTAACCCAAGTCTCAAAGTCTTTGATAATATTATCAGGAAGCTTTTCTTTTGGAGGCATACTTAAATCTTCATCAGTGTAGCGAATTGATTTGACAAGCAAGCTTTTATTCAAATCTTTTGGAACAATGGCTGGACCAGTATTGCCACCTTTTAAGGTGCCGTCCTTCGTATCTAATTTTAAACCACCTTTTATTTTTTCGCTTTTAGTACTATGGCATTTATAGCACTTTTCTACTAAAACGGGCCTGATCTTTGTTTCAAAAAATTTTATATCTTGGCTATTTTGCGCGTTGCAATCGTAAATGAAAAATATAAAAAAACAAATAAAAAACCATATTATCTTTTTCATATGAATAATTCCTTTAATGGTTCAGAGTCTGATACGTCTGTTAGTCTAAATGGTCTATTATTATAAACGTATTCTAACTTACGGTGATCCATGCCAAGGGCGTAAAGAATTGTTGAATGAAGATCGTGAATATTCATTTTATTTTCAATTACGTCTTTGCCAAATTCATCAGTTTTGCCATAAACTGTACCACCTTTGACTCCACCTCCAACCATAACGCAACTCATGGCTCTATTCCAATGTGAGCGACCGTATCCATATCTACCTCCGTTCCCATCTCTTGTTGGAGTACGACCAAATTCTCCAGTCATTACAATAAGAGTGTCTTCAAGCATTCCTTTCTGCTTGAGGTCTTGGATGAGTGCCGCAATTGGTTGATCAACTTGTGAAGCTGCATTACCAAGAGACCTTTTAATTTCATTGTGATTGTCCCAGCCTCCAGTCCAAACTTGGACGAAACGAACTCCTCTTTCAGCAAGTCTGCGAGCAATTAGCATTTGCTTGCCTTGAGCAGTATTGCCATACAAATCTCTAGTTTTTTTATCTTCTTTGTTGATATCAAAAGCGTCAGTAGCTTCTGTTTGCATCTTGAATGCAAGCTCAAAACTATTCATTCTGCTTTCAAGCTCTTTATCTTTCATCAACTTTTGCTTATGAACTTCATTCATCAATATAAATGCGTCAAGTTGTTTTCTTTGCTCAACAGAAGATATATTTTTATTTTTAATATTTGCGATCATTTGATCAACACTTCTGAGAGAAGTATCGATTGGCGTGGCTTGATACATTCCCGGTAAAAAAGCACTACCAAAGTTCTGTGTGCCGCCAAGAGGCAAGCCTCCAGTGCGAAGGCTAACAAAGGCTGGTAAATTTTCGTTCATGCTACCAAGACCATAAACAACCCAGCTACCAACGCTTGGGCGAACCAAACGAAGATTTCCAGTGTTCATCATGATTGTAGCAACTTCATGAGCAGGAACGTCTGTAGTTAAGGAGTTGATTATGAGTGCATCATCGATAAATTTAGCCGTTTTATCAAAAGCGGAGCTAACTTTTAATCCAGATTTTCCATAATTTTTAAATTCGAATGGAGAACCATTAGCCAAACCATTCATACCGGGAACTGGTTGACCGTCAATTTTTCTCAACTCTGGCTTGTCGTCCCAAGTGTCAATGTGAGACTGACCTCCACTAAACAATATTTGAATTACTCTTTTGGCTTTTTTACCGGGATAATGGATATTAGACTGCGTTGAAGCAGCATTTAAATCCAAGGAAAGAATATCGGTTAGCCCTAAAGTACCAAAACCCATACCAAATTTAGACAAAAACTCTCTTTTTGTCATTATTAAATCTGAGTGTTTGATATCGTTTTCATTGCAATATTGTTTCATGTTTTGCTCTTTCTTATCATAAGAAATTACACTCAAAGACATGAATCTTCATCCTAAACATTTCTCACAATAAAAATATCCTTCTAATGTTATTTCAATGAAGTTATTTGTATATTTGTCGCAGTAGTATTTAATTATAGGATAATAATCACCACAGCATTCGCATATTTCAATTGTGACGTGGTTTGCTATTAAAAGTTCTTCTTCTAATGTGTAGAACTCTTCATTAAGTAAGAAGTTCTTTTTTTTCAAATATATTACCAATTACTTCAACATCATCTTTATCGAGAATATCATCCGGTACGAATCTATTCTCGCGATATTCAACTACAAGTATATTTTTTCTAAACATATGGCTTTTCGGAGTTTTGACAATATCACCCTCATAAATCTCCATACCGTTCTTGTCTTTTAGACCAGTGAACTGTTGGAAAATATGACCTTGATCGTGTTGGACAAAAGGCTTTTCAGTATGAATGAAAACACCTTTATCTTTAAGAAAAGACTTCTTTAAATTATCCCAAACTCTGAATTTGATTTCTCTCATATTCTTCGATCTCTTTCCAATATTCAGGTGCTTCTGGATACAACTCCCAGAGCATACCACTCTTTTTGAGTTCGTCAAATTCTTTTTGCGTCAAAGAGTGAAATGGGCGTTCTGAATTTAAAAAGGCATTGCTCATGTTTTAAAAATGTTTTTTATGTTTTCGTTGTCAATGTCAAATCCTTTTTTCAAGTATCTAGCCATTCTTGTTGCTTTCAGTACGTTGAGGTTGACAGTTTTTGAAATGTCGGAAAACCATCTATCATATCCACCGGTATAAACGAGTTTTCTGTTTTCAAAATGTTCGTCAAAGTCTGGGTGCTTGTATGTTTTACCAAGCAAGTCTACCGCAATACTGCAAACAGTATAATCGAAACACTCAATAGTTTCTTGTGGCGTTGCCCCCATGTGAAGCAAGTCATAAACTTTATCTTCAAATTCAATTGAGTCGCCAAGCCTTAATTTCTTGACATGGATGCCACCTTTTCTGATCAAACGATCAACGGCATTTTGCCTGTTTGATTCTGTAGAAAAAAAGATGTCCAGATCCTTTATCGGGGTCTGCATCAAATGACTCAAAACTGCACCACCGGCAATCCAGCAGTAAGACTCAAACTGATTTAATGTGGTATCAAATCTGATCGTCATAGCTTTGCAAAATCATTCCAACCAACGTGTCACTATTATTGGCGGGTTTAGGCTTTTTGTCAAACTGTTCGTTGAGCTTCATACAATTTCTTTTTCGATAAGTTTAGCGCAAAAAATCAACGTCTCTGATGTAACTTTATGGATCTCCCTTTCTTTGTCAGATATCAAAGAATTATACGCTCGCATATCAGAAAATCTCACCATTTGATACAACCGATCAGCTAGGTTTTGGGCTTTTTGTTTTCTTTCTGATTTAAACATATTCATTTATCCATTTTCCTTATTTAAGTTTCCATCCATACGAAAACAGAAACCAACCCGCTTCTGATCGCGCATACTCTTTTGTTGATTTAAAAGCCTTTTGATGTTGCTCTGCAAACCACTGTTTGTAGGACTCTTCTTGTTCTTCCGTCCACTCTCTCTGAACATACCAGTTGTTTGGATATTTGTCAACAAGTTTTTGGTCGTATCCATCAAACCCAACTCTCTTAAAAAGTTCGTTCAGTACTTTTTTTAAAAAAACTGTTTTTTTATCTTTGCGTGAAGGTCTCATATTACCAAGGTAATAAAAAATTCTCCACTTGCCAGTCAGAAGGGATATGACGCTTAATTTTACGGTAAGTTCTAAACGCCATTCTTACAATGTATCTCCAAGGAGCATAGCAATATTTGATACACCACTTGTTTAAAAACTCATTTCGATCTTTGAGTTGTTTTTTTCATTTTTCTGCTCTGGCTTTTCTTTCTGCATTATCTTCTTTTTCAAATTTAATAAGAGAAATTTGGTTTAATTTACCATCCACAAAACAGGCTTGATACTCAACCCAATAATCATTAGACTCCTGTTCTGTAAAAAACTCGTAAAAATCAACAGTACAAGTTATGATTTCTTTTCGCCAATTTCTGCTGGTTTCTACAAATCTCCCAAGTCTACCCATCATAGATTTGGCTTTTGGGTCGCCCTCTTCGTGATATCCATCGACTTTTTCGCGCCACAAGAATCCATCTTTATCAATCCTGAACCTATCAAGACAGTTTGCAAGATTTTTAGTTTGATAACTGGCGTTTTGTATTTGCTCTTGAGTAAGTTCACCCAAGTCTTCCGGCATTGGAAGCGGATACGCACAAGCCACATTGTCGAACATTCCCATATTTTATCCTTCACGCTTAAAACTTTCGCTGGCAGCAGCAATTATTTCTTCCGCTTCTTTTTTGTCTCCCCAACCTATGGTTTCTATAGAGCCAGAAGTTAAATTTTTATAATTTCTAAAAAAATCTTCGTATACATCCAAATACTCTTTTTTAATTTCTTTATGATTAGAGTATCTTGTGTTAAATTTTGGCATAAAAAGAATTTTGTCATCCCTTTGTCCTTTGTCTAACATTTTAAGAACTGCAAGGGGAATACCGCGAACTACTGTGCCGCTGTTGAGTGGGACATCTGTAAAAATCATACAGTCGAGCGGGTCGCCATCTGGAGCAATGGTTTGAGGCATAAAACCATAATTGGTTGGATAATTCATTGCTGTCACCAAGCATCGGTCAAGCTCGAAAACTCCAAGAAGATGATTGTATTCATACTTAGCATTTGATCCTCTCGGAATTTCTACTACGCTAAAGTAGTCTTCGTGAATTTTTAAAGATAAATTTTTCCAAAGATTCATTGCGTCTTCATCAGTTTTTCTGATTATTGAACATCTCCTTGTTCTGTCTTATTTTGATTTATCATTCTGATTACATTTTCAACTTTATTGCAAATATTTTCTAACTCCAGCTTTGTTTGCTCTTGAGAAGAGTTGCCTTGCATAAAAGCTGTACCAATACACATTGCTATTGTGGAAATTTGATCGCAATAAACTTTAACATCGTATTCAACTTGTTGTTTCACAGGTCGAGAATAGTTTTCAAGCACTGTTGTATATTAAGCTGACTTGTATTCAAAGTCAAGTCTGTTTTCTTTGGCACCTCGAAATTTTCCACATTGAATTTTTCTTTATTTTTTCTATCAGAAAGCAAATAAATGAATTTTGTGTCCTTTGGATTTAAATTTTTCAGTTCTTTTCTTAATTCTTCATATGGATTGATTAAAGATACTATTACTTCGCATCCCATATGATTTAAATATGTGGCAATCGCATTTGCTCTTCTTACGTTATCGTATCTGCCAGCGATGGTATAATTATTATTTGGAATCATGGATCGCAATTCATCGCCATCAATATTAAAGATGCTCATATTTGGCCCATATATTTTTCTCAACTCCAGCCTTAAATTATTCGCAAGAGTAGTTTTTCCAGATTCAGGTTGTCCAAATAAAACGTATATCATCGCCAAATCCTGTAGCTATCTTCGTCTCTGTGAAATGTGCTTGCTTCAATTATGTCAGAGTCCTCAAGAGCTTCGATTTGATGTGGCTGCAATCTGGGTAAGTCCAAACAAAACCCTTTTTCGATTGTATCAGTAAAAACCTCGCCGTCTTTTGAATTTAAGTCTAGCAAACTCAATCTGAGTTTTCCATTTAAAATATAAAATGTTTCCACTTTTATATCATGAAAGTGCATTGAAAACTTTTCTCCTTTATTAAAATGAAGAATCTTTCCGCAATAGTTATTGCGTTCATCATTTGCAAAAACTAGTTCGTATCCCCAATTTTTTTTTATGTATTGTGGCTTTCTGGATAATGTTTTAATTAAATTCATTCCTCGATTTTCAATAAAGTTATTTTAAATTCTTGAGCTAGTTTAGCAGAAATTTCAGTTGGATAGTTTTCTGCTTCTTTTGAGTAAAAGACAGTTTTAACTTGTTTTGAAGCAATCACTTTCAAGCATTCTTGACAAGGAATATGAGTACAAGCTACAAAATCAACTTCTCCCGGCTTGCAATAATTCAAAACATTGGCTTCTGCATGAACCACTCTTGCTCTACGATGATCACGGTCTGACCAATCTATATCAATGCCTGATGGCGCACCGTTGTAGCCGACGAGAATACTTTTATCTTTTTTAAAAGCCACTGCTCCAACTTGAAGATGTGGGTCTTCGCTTCTTGACTCTGCGATAGTAAAAGCCAGTTTTATAGCAGTTTTAGGCCAAGACAATCTTTTTCTAGGTTTCAGCTTCTTCATTTGATTGATAAAAGTATTCGTCTGTCTGACTGAAATTGGTTACATCGCTTTCTGCGTAGTAATATTGTTGACAAGTTTTAAATTTCGGTCTTTCTGGTTCCGCTGGAATATAAGATTTATCTAAGAATTGGATTCTGTTATTAGGATAGGCGCAAAATTGACCGTTATCAAGCTTTATGAAGTTGTAAGACTTATGTTCATTCGGGGTCTCAGCTTCTGTGAATTGACCATAAGGGTCAATAGTGAACATGTATTGTCCTTTCATGAACTTTTTATTTGGCAACATTACTTTGCAGTCTCTGTCACGAAGAAATCTTTTGTATATAATTTCAATATCATAAGACAAACAGTCCCACATTTGCAAATAATCCAGAGGGAGTGGGTCTTTTACATCTTTTTTCCAAGTGTACGCAGAAAGAGGTAGTTTGTCGTATAAAGCCCCGTAATCAAGAACCATTGACTCTATCAAAAAAGCGCGACCATGAACCGCTTTTGCTGTAACCCAAAAACAGTCATAGTAATTGTTGAAATCTTTCTCTAAATTGTGAAGGTACTCTCCTTTAACGTAACATTGTATTGCTGGCAGATTTACTATTAATTTTGGCATTATTTAATAATCTTTTTTAAGAAATTACTTTTTAATTTTTCTATAACCAGCTTTCCAGAGTTGCCGCATCATTTTTGTAGCAATGATCGCTACGTCTTCTTCTTCTAACTCTGGGAAATGATGATGAAGCATTTCGTGAATCAAAGTATCTAAATACTCTTTACTATTGAGTCTAGGGTCTATCTCGATATTACCATCACTATAGCATAAACCAATAGCTCCAGTTCTGCCTAATTTTTTTTCTATCCAGCGCGGAGAACTTATTACAACTGGGAAATCATTGTATTCATTTTTACTTCTTCTAGGCATTTTTTTTATGAAATGTCAAAAAATATTGTTTGTCATTTTCTTTTACTAAAACATTGTATTTATTTTCTTCTGATTTCGAAGCCAAATTTGTAGCTATTTCAAACAGACATTGGTGACAAAAAAAACCAAGTTCTTCGTTATAAAAATAACCCAACTTTTGATGCTTGCTTAGAATGCCATACTCACCTAATGTGTAGCTTAGTTCGCAAATTTGACATTCTATTTTATCGCTTTTGTCACCTATCTCTGGTCTTATTACTTCGCAAACCACAATTTATTTTACACCGTCAAAACTCCAAGTCATCTTCATTTAGAGAAATTTCTTCGACCTCAATTTCGTTAGATCGTTCCACTTGCTCTTCTTGAAATTCCTTGATTTTTTGAGAAGGGTTGTTTTGACCTTCAATTTTCCAAGCATTCAAGTTAACGTAATGTTTTCCATTCCATTCAGTTCCTTTAATGTTAAAGTGGATCTTAGCGAATTGACCTACTTTGAGATTTGAGGCTAAAGACGTTTTATCGTTAATTAGTTGGAACTGAATCGTTTGAGGGTACTGTTCTTGCGTTTCAAGCAAGAATTTTGCAGACTTGAAACGGTCAGAATGTTTAGCGACTTCAGAGACTTGATTGATTTTACCAAATACGTTCATAGTATCTCTACTATAAATGTATTTTTAGAAAAGTCAAGGGGTTTTTTTTGACAGAAAGACTTTTTCCTCAATAGGAAAATCGTCATGGTCCTCGTAAGATTTTGAATCACACTTTTCAAGCGAGCAAAATCCGCATCGTGGACAAGTACTGTAAGAAGATCTCATATTCTCATGACATCTTTTACATTTTTTCAACATAAAAATACTCCGCTTCTTTCAAAAAGTCTGCGTCTACCTCTCCTACAACAAAATCTTTATCGGAAACTACTGAAGTGTTAGTCTTTACAGCTTGTTCTGAAGGATACATTTTACCTTTTGATATGATCAATCTACGACTCTTGTATTTTACTTTTGACCCAATTGGCAATGCGGTTGTATCAATTTGTTTTTTATAAAAAATTGGCGCAACATCCATAAAATCCATTTTGATGTCATTGATTTCGTGTTCTGGATGTTTAGATACCACAATCAATTTAATTCCAAGATTGTCAATTTGTCTACACCAATTATTGAATCCCGGCTTGTACTTTTCCTTGTCAATAAAAAATACGACTTCTTTTATTTGTTCTTTTTTAACTTGTAATTCAAACGGCTGATCTGTAACTATACAAAGCTTTGAGATCTCTGTTTGTTTTTTTACGCATTCAATGTCTTGTAGCAAATCGTATCTGCAAATTAAACTATCAACTTTCAGAGAATTTGTGTCAACCGAACAATTTGGAATCCATTCAAAAGTCTTCTTGCCGTATGTTTCGCCAATATATAGCGTCTCTCGGTTTACTGTTTGGTTTACTCCCAATAAATCAAGTACGGCTTGAACTATTGTTTCTGGCTTGATAGTATTTATCGATTTAGGGGTTTCGATGGTCGCAAAGCTTGGTTTTTTAACAGAAAAATCTGGAGAAAGTAAGATTAAATCTTCTTTGTTGCTCCAGTATGGACTTGCATTCTCAATATAATTTGAAGAATACATGCAAACAATTTTTTTATTAAATCCAGAAGCAATATGGGCAGCAAAACTATCTACGCCAAAATGCAAAAGAGAATTTTTGACTATATAAGCACATTGGGGAATACTAGTCTGACCTTGAATGTTGATGCATCCTTCTATATTAGATTCATTAGGGCCACCTATTTGAACAATAGTTATCCCAAGTTTTTTTACAATAGGATTTAAAATACTGACTACTTCATTCCAGTAGTCGTAACATTTTGAAGGATACTTTGAAAATGGTTGAAGAGTGATATACTTTTCAATAGGCAATGGAAAGTATTTGTCATAAATAAATGGCTTGTCTATTTTTACCCCGCAGCCAAGAGCATATCTTTCTAGTAAGTGCATAAGTCAAATTCGATTTTATCTTTACCGTTATGCTGATAGTCGAAGATCTTTTGGGTGCCTACGTGTGGCAAATAAGCTACTTCAAAATATCCATTGTGTTCGCCTTGACCTTCTAGCCATAAAATATTGTTCATTTGTTCTACAAAAGGAATGGTTTTATGAATATAAGGGTTTCCCTCTAGTATTTGGTGATACTCTGGTTTTGTAGCAACGTACAAATTATAATCTGGATAAAGATTTTTGATATTTTTAAAAAGAGCAGTGGACATATAAACGTCCCCAATGCTTTCTGGCATCACATATAAAATCCTTTTCCCTTCATCATCTTTGTCTAAAAGTTCCGCAAAATCTATCTGCTTGTTTTTATTGATATCATTTTGAGCAACCTTTCTGAAGTAATCCACAATTGTGGCCCTATCCATTCCTCTTTCTAGCTGCGTCATCCAATGTTTATGTCCATCATCATTTTGATCGACTTTCATTGCTAAAATATCATTGTACAAATGAATCAGCCACTCTCCATTGTCAGCAATATCTTTTACTTCTGCATCTGGGTTTTGATTATTTTCTTTTTTAATAGAAAAATCATAATTGATTTTTTGGCAATTATCTAAAAACTGCTCAAATTTTGCTCCAACATTTTGTGCAGAAAAGTTGTCCAACGCCCATTGCCTCGCTTTCGCTCCTCTTTGTGTTTTTTTCTTTTCGTCTAACTTAAAAATTTTTGTTAGCTGTTTGCAGATAGACTCTGGGCGTGTTGAAGCTTTGATAAACTGCGTTCCATGTTCGGTATATTTAGACCAATCCAACTCAAGGCTACCGTCTTTATCTTCGCACATTTCTTCTCCGCACGAATAATTTGTGACAAGAGTAATAAGCTCACAAAGTTTTGCTTCTTGAATAGGAATTTCTTGACCCCCACTAGTGAATGGGTGGCAGTAAACGTCCATTAAATTATAAATATCTGCGAGTTGATCTTCAGTAACGCCAAGCCCTGTACTTGTTGTGGATAAAGCTTTTTCAGACTTGCACATCGGGCATTGTTTCTCTTGCCCAACAAATGTGTGAACAAAATAGTTCTTGCAATTCTTACAAATATAAGTAGTAAGAACGTCAGATTGATCTACTCCATATTGTTCCATAAGGCGTGGGATATCCCAACCTTCGGAAAAATGTGTATGAAGTAAAAGTTTTGTTTTTGAAGTTGTTCTTTTTTTAAATTTAGAAAAACCTTCCAAAAGATTTGGCACAGATTTTCTTAATTGATTCCTGAATACAAATCCAATAACAAAATCATTTGGGTCTATATTAAATTTTTTTCTTAACTCAAGTTTTCTTTGTTGTTCATATTTAAAGAATGGGCTTGAGTCAATACATCCGTGTATTGTTTTAACATTTGTACGACCCATTTTATGCAGTTCTTTTTCTGCAAAATTACTCCACACCCAAAAATTGTCAACTTTTTTAGAGGCTTCAACAGCAGAAGGAAGAATTGGAAGAGAGTCTAACGTAGTCCAAATTACGCTATTAATTTTTTTAAACCAAGGACGATCAATAGCATAATCAACACCCCAAATGTCTTGTGTCGCAATATATACATCTGGTTTTATTTCTTCTATAGCTTTATCAAGAAGGTTCGCTCCATAACTGGCTTGGCGAGCGACTTGAGGATCTTTGTTCAGTTCATTTATTTGATTTTGATCAGCAGGTAAACAGCCGCGGCTTTTCCAAGGAGTTCTCACCAAATCTGGATGCGCTTCATGCGTTCCGCAGCAATACTGATGAATCTCATATTTGTCAGTCTTGTACAAATAACTAAGAAGAGCTTTGGATACTCGACCAAAGCCCGTCTTAGCTAAAGAGTTATCGCTATGATAAAGAACCTTTAATTTGGACATATCAAAAATCCAATTGATCTTCTTGTGGACCCTGATCTTCTTGGACTTCTTGACTCTCCGTTTTTATTTCTTGTTTTCTATTGTTCAAGTTAAGGTTTTGAGACTTTTCAATTTGTCCATTGAAAACAGTTTGCAGTGCTGTTTTTAAATATTCTCTTGTTTGAACTGCTTCTCCAAAATTTAGCCCGATCAAAAAACCTTTACCTTCACCTGATTCATTCTTTTTGTTTACTGCGAACGTATATCCTACTTGCTCATCATTTCTGACGTATGGGCCGAATTTGATAGATAGAGTTTGCTTTGCGGATTTATGAAAAGCGGAAAACTCTCTGTTGGAATCAATTGAATCAATTATCGAGCAAACTTCTGTTGTACTCAATTTGCCATTAACAGAGTTAGACTTGTCACTTGACTTAAAAGAGCCAGTTTTATTAGCGTCATTCCACCCTGTTTGCTTTGCAAAGCTGAAATAAAAATTTCCATCTTTGGCATACTGGAATGAGCAAGCATGACCCGTCTTTTTCGCGTTCGGCTTATAAAAATTAATCATATTTTATTATATATTATTAATCAATTTTGTCAAACAGAATTTTGCAACTGAGACAATTTTGTGTAAATTTTGTTGCTTTGCATGGCTACCAACTCTGCGAACATAGTATCTTCTTGCTTTTCTCCCTTGATAATACAAATAGAGTCTTTTTTTGGTAGTCCATTGTTTTGCTCAATACACATATCCATCAATTGACCTTTTTTACCATTGAATAACATGACTACTTGGTCGCCAGTTTCATCGTAGACATCCATCCAAATATATTTGTTTCCCTTTTTGGACTTTCTGCTCTTGCTTTCTTTTACTCTAACTACAGTATAAACCGTGCTGCGGTTGGGTTGTTGCTGAAGCTCTCTGATTGTAAGAAGTTCTGGGTGCTTTTCTGAGAAAATATCTTTAAGAGTTTTTCCATAGCAGTATCCAAGCAACATATTTTCATAGTACCAATTTGCAAAATCTTCGCTCTTTCTATTCTGATCGAAAATTTCTTTGTAGCCATTTGCTTTAGTGGTGATAGTTTCGATTCTGCTTGGTTTAATGAAAGGTTTTCCTTTTTCGTTTTTCAACTCTTTGACTTTCTTGAGAGTCCTTACTACGTGGTAGTCTTCTTGCTCTCCAGCCTCCATCATTAATACCTTTTCTCTGTTGGTAAGAATATTCCACAATTGGGCTTCGTAACACAAGTAGCTTCTTGAAACAGGATATCCGTCTAGTGCGCCAGCTTGAATAAGGCTAGACAGAACGCCAATATTAATGCCGCATTCTTTTGCTGCTTCAAATACTTCAAACTTGTTGTTTTTTTCAGACTTGAAGTCATTGATTTTTTCCATTGACTTATCAGAAACACCTTTGATAGACAAAAGACCGAATCTAATATCATCTCCTTCAATTTTAAAATCCAAATCAGATTTTACCATATGGGGCTTCAGTAACTCAATGTTAAAAAACGATAAATCTCTGTTAATCTTGTTGATTTCTTCAATTGGATCTGGTTCATGGCGAGTCATTTTTAACAAAGCCAAGAAAAATTCTTTTGGATGCTTGAATTTTAAATAAATTGTAGATGCAGCAAGAGCGGCGTATCCTAGAGAGTGAGATTTATTGAAAGAGTAGTTAGCCGAGTCTTCAAGTACTTTCCACAACACATCTCCAACTTCTGTAGGCAACTTATTGTCTTTTACTTTGTCTGAGATTTTCTCTTTCCATTCTGCAACCTGATCAACCTTCTTTTTGCCAACAATACGCCTTAAAATTTCTGCTTCATCAAGAGTAAACCCAATTTTATGAGCCATCTTCATCATCTGTTCTTGATACAAGCATACTCCTCCAGTATACTCCAAAATGTCGTCGAAAAATGGATGAATAGAGTCATAAGTTCCTGTATTTACATAGGAAGCGTACTTATCTACGTAATCAAGTGCGCCGGGGCGAGCGAGAGCAAGAACCGCGCTCAACTGCTCAATGTTACGAGGCTTGACAGTTTTACAAACCTTGTAGTTTGTATCGGCTTCAATCTGGAATAGACCGTGTGGAGCCAAAAGCTCCTGAAGATTAGAGTAAATTTCTGGACAATTAAAATCAATATCAGCAGGAGTAATCCCGATCAACTTACAAGCTTCATTGACGACAGAGACGCTCCTGAGTCCAAGTAGATCGAGTTTCACGTTGATGAGAGAAACCCAATTCATATCATAAGATGATACAACTGCTTTAGACGAATCTAATTCCGTAGGGCATTGGTTTACGAGCTTATCATAAGACACAAGCATTCCTGATGCGTGTACTCCTCGATTTTTATTTAACCCTTTTAATTTTTTGGCTATCCTAAAAGTGCGCGGGTTGTTTTGGCACCATTCAGAAAACTCTTCTACTTCTTCACACGCTTCTTCAATATCTTTAACTTTTCCAAATACCTTTGGGATCAAAGATGTTACATGGTTCATCTCTGATTCTTCTTTTTCATCAACAATTTTTCCGCACTCCTTCATCAGAAGTTTTCCTGACAAAGTATTTAGAGTAAGAATTTTACTTGTATTACCTTTAAACTTTGTCTTGATATACTCAAGAACTCTTGGTCTGTTGTAATAACAGATGTCGAGGTCAACGTCAACCATCAAAGATCCATCAAGATAAGCAACTCCATCAATCACCTGTTTTTTAGCTCTAGTTTTTGAGACGAATCTCTCAAAAAACAAGTCGTATTTTACAGGATCGATACCAGTGACCCCAATGCAATATAGCGTCAGACTGCCAGCGGCACTTCCGCGACCAAGACCTACAGGAATGTCATTGTCTTTGCAAAAATTAATTACGTCCCAGACTAAAAGAATATAATCCGTAAAACTTAGCTCATGAAGAGTTTTAAGCTCATGCCTTAGTCTTTCAAGATACTTTTCGTTTTTTTCTAGCCCTTTTTCTTTTAAACCTTTCAAGCAAAGTCTTTGTAGAAAAACAAAGTTAGAGACTTTATCTTCTGTGCTAATTTTATCAAGATATTTTTGCTCGACTTCGAATGCAGGAAGCCTAACTCCATTGATTGGGAGTTTTACTCCACTAAAACTTTTTCTAAATTGCTTTATCATATTTCAATTAAATACTTGATTTTATTCCACACTTTCAAATTTAGCTCCAAATCTACTAACGCATCATGCAAACTATCATAATTGTGCTTTATATCAAACTCTTTTCCTAACACTCCCAAAGAACACTTTAAATTCTTTTTGATTGTATGAATCTGTTTGTATTGAAAAGTCAATAGGTCAACATCCTTGCTGTATTTAGACTCCAAACGAATACCCTTCATTAAGGCAAGTGTATCTAAAATCTTTGGCATCATAAATTTCCAATCCAAGCCAAATTTAGAAAAAACAATTCGGAGCAAGTAAACATCAAAACCAAGAAGGTTATGCCCTAAAATATAATCAGAGTTATTTAAAATTGAATAAATTTTTTTAGCGCAAATTTCAGCAGAGATTTTTCTCTCGTCAAACTTTGTTTGACTGAATCTTGTGATTTTTTTAGCTTCTTCAGAAATCGTTAAGTCTGTGTCCCAATCAAGATAAAAATCATGTTTCTCTTCAATTTTTTCTGCGCCAAGAGTCTCGATTACGGCAACCTGCCAAGGAAGATTGTTGCATTCGTTTAAGCACAAGTTAAAAGTCTCACAATCAATGAATGTGAACTTTTTATCTTTAGCAAATCTTAAAAGATGATCATCCATTTGCTTGCCTCCAGCTTTCAAAGCAGAATTCGTCGCTGCTCATATGTTCAAAGTTTGGTTTACTCAGTGTCGTCCGCTTGCTCATGCATCTAAATGTTAGATATGCTGGAAAGTCATTTTTTTTAGCATAATAAATAGATTTCGCGTTAATCAAATTTACGTCCATAGAGTTGAGTTTGTTTGACACGATATCGTCAAATGGCAAGTCATTATCTTCGTGGAAATAAAAATGATCTGTAAACAAATCTGGCTGACAAATTTTATTGGTGAGAAGATTATTGAATACGTAAGAGTCGTAAAATGGAAATGCCATCAACAAGTCTTTGTCACTCCAAATTTTTTGCAAGACCCTCCAGTCTGTTCTAGGTTCATAATAGAAACCCTCTGTGCTTGCGTGAGTATAAAGCTTGACAAGTCTTTTGTAGCCTTTAAGGTTTTTAGCAAAAACTATAACCTTGCTGTTTGAGTTTAAGCTGTCTTCGTTTTTATTTTTGAAATCGTCGCAAACAGTAAATCTTAGGCCATAATTAAGCTTGATATCCAAGTCTGCGCAGTTTTTATTAGCTTGTAGAAATCCAGAGAAATGATCCTCCACCAAAAAGAGTTCCTTTAATTGCGCTTGATTTAGAAGCGGAAAAATGGAATCTGGAAAATTATCTGTATTCTCTTCTTTATTTTCTAATGTCAAGATGCTTCTTCCAAAAGAAAAGTGACTCTTGAATAATGGGAGGCAAAGCATATTTTGTATTATTATTTCAATCTAGGAATTCGTCAAGTTTTTTTTCGTCGTCACCGTCGTCTTTCAAGAATTCATCTTTTTTGAATCTTGGGCAACCGAGATACTTCATAATAGAAACAGAATGGTCATCTGGAATGTCCATTACTGCCTCAGAGTGAAGTTCTGTTCTTACTATACCACCTTTTTGGTCTTTGACAACAAAATATTCGAAAGGAAATTTGAATGAACAATGCCACATAATCGAGCCATCTTTTTTAAGATGGCCGGGGTATTCTGCTCTACCACACTTCAAATTTTTGCAGAAGCCTTCGTTTTTTGCTGGGTAGCCTTGGTCAACAGCAAAATTAGAAATAGCTTGTTCATAATCAAAGTTGTTTATTTGCTTATAATACTTTGGAAGGATATCCTGAAAGTTATTTAATTCGTCCTCAGAAAACTCCATTACTATTTCTGGGTCATCTGGGAATTTTAAAAACAAAAATTTAACTTTAACGCTTTTTAACTTAGGCCACATTTGTTTGGCCGCTAGAACATAAGATTTGGCTTGAACATTATTGTTTAAATCTTCTCCTTCAAATTTTCTTTTGCTAGTTTTATAGTCTGTAATTATTGCTTCTGTTCCTTTTTTGTAGAACACTGTTTTGTCAATAAAACCTAGTATGCTATAATCGTCTTTCTCTAATTTGAAATCAGTTTCTGCAATTGGATGAGAGCCGCCTTTTCCTAGGAAGTCCTCATTGAGTCCAACAACGATCATTTGATCGCACATTTCAAAATGATCTTCATTTTCGTCGTCTATCAATTTGAATTTTTTCAAATAAATATTGACCATTCTTGTCACAGCTTTTGAAGCAGTGATAGTTTGAGCTTTTACAATTTTATTGAAATGCCTAGAGTGCCTTTTATTTGTCAGGCATTCCAGCACAGCATGGCACGTTGTACCTCTGTCTGCTCCAGAGTTGCCTTCTTCTGGCAACTTCAAAACATATTTACAGTAATACTGCCAGCTACAACCTTTGAGAGTTTTTATCCTTGAGGCAGATAGATATTTTTTGCTTTCAGCCATTGTCCTATTTCGTCCTTATTCATTTCACCAAAATCATTTTTGGTAGGTAAAGCTACTTTGATTTGATTTTTATCAAAGAATTTTAAAAGTTTAAAATAAAGTTTTTTAGCCGCTTGATTTCCAGCTTGGTTTTCATCATTGTTAAAAGATATATAAATAGTATCCAAATCCATTCTAATGAACAGATTTAAAAGAGAGTTGTTTATATCTAGACCAAAAGTAACAGCGGAATTTTTGACTCCAGATTGCCAAAGGGATAGCATGTCACCAACACTTTCTACCAATATGACGCTTTTTGCGTTTAAGACTTCTTTTTTATTAAAGTAAAGAGGGTAAACCCACTTAGATTTGTCTCCCAGATGCTTCCATTTGGCTTTTTTTGTTCCGGTGAGATCCCTACCAGTAAAACCTACTATCTGCTTTTTAGAATTGAAAATAGGAAGCACATATCGGTCTTTCATTCTTCCTTCTTTGGCTACACCGCCTTCAAATACGCTGACAGTCTCTTCGTTGATATTTCTAGTCAACCAGTAAGAATGATCTTTTTCAAGCTTGTCTAAAAGTTCTGAAGGGAAGATCTTTAATTCTTCCAGTTTCTCTTTCTCGATACCAGAAGACTCATATTGCCAATTTCTATTCTTTAGATACTCTTCAGCTTTTGCATCATCGAGATTGAGGGTTATCTTGATTAACTTGTCAAAAGAGCCGTGCTGATTTGTTTTAAAATCATACCAATAACCAGTATCCTTTTTGATACTAAGAACATTGTCGCTATCAGAATCCCTGTAAAGAGGCTTGGTTCTGAATTCTCTACCGACATCTCTGAGTCTATAACCAATAGATGTTAAAATTTCTTTAACATTAGTCTCCAAGTGTTTCCTCCATATCGTTGAGTGGTTGACTTATATTTACTCTACCGTCTTCAAATTCTACTATATCACGAAGTGATCCTTGTTCGACCACATTAAAATTGTCGATGTTGAAATTCAAAAAGTTAAGACACCATCTTTCAACTGTAGTGGGTTCACCTCTTACTATTTCTTCTACTCGTCTTCTAACTAAATCTTGATGCCCAGCAGCATCTTGTCCTTGAAATCTAGTTTTTGTGGGAACTAATTTGTGAGTACCAAACTGCTCTCCATCTGAAGCAATCTCGTCAAGCGTTTTGCGCCTAAAAATAGCAACAAAGCTAGCAAACCACTGTAGTCTGTCTGACAGTGAAATAGCAGAGCTATCATCAACAATATCAGAGCCTCTCCTGTTTTGGTTTTCACCACTACGGTTCAACTGAATCGCCGTGAAAAGTGGGGCATTGATTTCTTCAGAGATCTTTTTCAACTTATCAATTTTGTCTCCAATAGCTTGATGTTCTGCCCAGTTTTGACCAACTCTTTCTCCTGTCATTTTTACATAATCATAAATAATCATGCACTTTTCGTTTTTTTTGATTCTTTGGAGATGCCATCTTCTGATAACAGAAATAATTTCATCAACATCTTTGTTGCCAGCTTCAAAATGATAAAATTTAGAATCATTGAATTTAGAAAAACTTTCTTCTACCTTTTCTCTGTATTCATCATTCGTTTTCCATTTTCCAGTTTCAAGATACCAAAGAGGAACACCAGACAACGATGCAGCGAGCCTAAATTGCTGCTCTGCATTGCTCATCTCGGTATCAAGATATAAAACATGGCAATTATTAATTCTAGATACATTAACCCCAAGGCTCATCAAGAAACTCGACTTTCCTTGTCCCGGTCTTGATGCAATTGCATAAAGATTTCCAGATCTAAGTCCTCCGTACATTCTATTAAATTCAGGAAAAGGAGTTTTTAATCCAGTGTCGTCAACTGGATTATTTGCTCTATCTATAATTTGGTCTTTTAGATTCGCAAAGATGTTTTTGGGGGCATCATTTAAATCAAACTTAAGAGCAGTAGAATTGTATAAAGCATCTGCTTCGGCAACAATCTTGTCCAAATCTTTGTTTCCAGATTTAGATACAGTTGCTTTGGCTTTCTCTAAGGTGGTACATAACTCTCTCTTGACAGAAAGCTTTTTAAGCTCGCTTGCGGCTTCTACAGCAGCCTTTTTAGACGGCTTGATGAAGCAGACGTTTTCTACATAAGCAGGAATATCCGAAATGTCATTGAATGACACTCCAAGATTTTGAATTTTTTGAGATAAAATTACTTGATCAACGGTCTCACCTTTGATCAGTTTTTCTCGTACAAGCTTGAAAATAACTTCATGAATCTTGAAATAGAAGTCTTTTTCAGAAATCAAGCTGTCGATCTCAGCGAATGTCTCTGGATTTTTGATAGCTCCAGATAAAACGTGTCTCTCAAGCTTTTGGGAGTACAAACTAGTCATGAAGATGTAGTATGAGCGACTTTTGGGAAAAAGTCAAGAAACTTCGTCGTCCTTGTCATCGTCGTCACAATCTTCGCTAGAAGGTGGAGAAGAAGCTTCGCTCATGGCTATTTGATAATTCATCTTTTGAAAAGTCTTGCTACAAATATCGATATAGCTTTGCAAAGCTAAAGCGGACATTGAGTCATCAAAGTTAGAAAAAATTTGAGGGTTTTTATCTATATCAAAATTGAACAAGACAAAACCACCGTTTGAACATTCGTTCACTTGTTCTAAAACTGCTTTTGGAAATATAAATTTCTCCACAAAATATTTTACACAAGTTAAAGTAAAACGCCAAACTTATGTTCGAACCAATCTTTTGATAATTTTTTTATATCTTTTTGATATATTTCAATCACCTTAAAGCTGTTAGCTTCTAGCCACTCATATTTTTGCGTGTCTCTAGAAATAGAATTTAAATAATTTTCTCTTGAGTTACTATGAAAGAATTTGTTGAACTTGATGTGTTGGTCCCCATGAACTTCTACAGCTTGCATTCTAGAGGCATTTAGGATATCAACCTTGAGTCGAGTACCGTAAACCGGGAACTCTTCATAAACCACGCAGCCAGACCAAAATTCACGCAAAAAATCTTTGACTTGTTTTTGCATTTTTGATCGTGAATCTGCGTTCCAATTTATGATGTATGGACTAACATTTTTATTTGTTAACCTACCTCTTACATTATACAGTCTCATGAAAATGTAGTCTTAAAATGCTCATAATAATAATCCACTAAGTCCTTTCTTTCTGACAAGTATGCCAAAGCGTTGGCTTCACCTTGAAACTGATTTTTGACATCTTTGATTCCAGCTTTTTCAAGTTGCTCAAGGGCGTCTTCATCAAACTTAAACCAAGCACCACTTTTATTCAAGAATCCAAATTGCTGTAAAACCTGTAAAATTTCATATTCCACCCAAACAGTGTTACCGCCTTTGGTGCCATATCTTACTGGATAGCTTACAGTCTTGTTGGTTTTTTCATTTGGACTTTTCTTGAAAATGATTCTGCAAAAATGACCAATGATTTCACCCTTTGGATCTGCATCAGCAGATTCTGATTTTGGGCCTCTAATTCTACAGCTTTCGGTGTTTTTGTCCATAAACTCAAAAATCCAATCTGAATAATGCAAACCAGCATTGCCGCCAGAACTTTGAGTGATGTTATTCGGGTCTTTCTTTTCGTATTGATTGAGTTGAATCTTGCTTCTGTTTTGATGAATCAAAATGCACACATGACCGAGCTTTCCGAGTTTTAGGGTCATGCGTTTCAAAAATTCAGAAGTAAGCAATGCTCCACCAGCTACTTTTACAGCTTCTTGAGTACCTTTGTCGAGATCCTCTTTTCTTATGCATCCATCTACACTGTCAATAATAAAAAAATACTTGGTTTCTTCTGGATTGTTGTTTACAAGTTCACGCATTGTGTCGATAACAACTTCGTAAACATTGGTTTCAACAACGTACAGCTTTTCTGGGTTCAAACCGTGCCTTTCAAGCATCTTTTTGCTCAGTCGCCCTTCGGCTTTAAAATATACAACAAAACCGTTTTCGACTGTTTCTTGATGATACTTTGCGAAAGTAAGCGCACAAGAAGTCTTTCCTGATTCCGTGCCACCGGAAAACCTAGCCAAGCCGGGGCCAAGACCACCTTCCATTTCAATATCTAACTTCAAGCTGCCACTAGAAACTCTGTAATCAACTTCTTTTACAAAGTTATAAACGTGGTCTTTTTTATCTTTTTGCTTGAGAATGCTATCTAGTTTTTCTTTTACATTATTCATAATTCGTATTTCTTAATCTGCTTTTCTAAAAACTTTTTACCTGCCCCGTCAAAAAAGAAACTCAATGTTCTTATTTTTAACTCTGGATTGTCCGCTACCATTTGGCTCCAAAGCTTTGGTTTCTTATATTCTGAAAGAAGCTTTTTAGCGTAGAGTAATTCGGATTCTGTTTCTTTGAGATCAAAGAGTTTCACTAATTGCCTACATGCATCTGGAAACGCTTTTACAAAAAGCTTTGGCCTACTTTTCTGCACAGGAAGACTATTCAGTCCCAGTTTTAAAATCTGGCACATCGCAATATTCTTTTCTATTTCAAAAAAAGATTTGGCGACTGGCTCATCCATCAAACCAGACTCTTTATCGTAATAAAGTTCAGTTTGCAGCAGCTTGTCTTTCTGGACAGAAAGAGAGCTTTCTACGGAGAAAAGTAGATGGTTTGTTTGTACGGTAGAGTCGCCTTTTACGTACGCCAGAAATTTATTGGCTTGTTGTCGTGTTACTATCTCGTAATCAGGCATGGTTCTCGATGTCATATAGTACCATCGATTCTACCAATTTGTCAAATGAAATTTTCGGCTCCCATTCAAGTTCTTCGCGTATTGGGGTTGAATCACCCAAAAGAAGATCAACTTCTGCCGGTCTGTAAAAATCTGAATTGATTCGTACTAAAGTTTGTTGACCAGTCACAAATACCTCATCGAGACCTTGTCCGTGCCAAGATCCATTGATTCCAGCAACAGCAAAAGCTTTTTCGACAAATTCTCTGATGCTATGTGTTTCTCCACTTGCTAGAATGTGATCTTTTGGGGTATCTTGATTGAGCATTAACCAAACACCTTCTACGAAGTCTCTGGAATCTGACCAGTCTCTTTTTGCGTCAAGATTTCCAAGTTCGATTGGTTCAATATAAATTTCATCTCCAAGCCCAATAGCTCTATCAATAGAGTTTTTGATTCTAGCTACTCCTTTTGAAATTTTTCTTGTTACAAATTCTTCTCCACGCTTTGTTCCTTCGTGGTTAAAGAGGATACCGTGAACAGCATAGAGACCGTAGGACTCTCTGTAAACCTTTACAAGATGTCTTGCTGCCGCTTTTGACGCGCCATAAGGGCTACGAGGCTTGATTGGATGAGCGATGTCTTGTGGGCTATAATCGACATTGCCCCATTCTTCACTTGAACCTGCGCTGTAAAATCGGCAATCTGGTTTGAATTTGCGAATGGCTTCAAGGCAGCGCAAAACACCAAGAGCGTTTACATTCATAACTTGCTCTGGCATTTTCCAACTGATACCAACAAAACTATTTGCGGCAAAATTAATAAAATAATCTGACTGAATCTCTTTTACTGCTGTATCAATACTTGCGCTATCACCAAGATCAAGGAACTGTAAATTGAATCTTGGATGATTTTTAATTTTTTCGATGTTTTTAAAATTTGGGTTTGCAGATCTACGCATCATGCCATAAATCTCATAATCATGTTCTTCAAGACCGAGTTCATCATACAAAGACAGAAGGTATTCTGCCATGTTCGCGCCGTCTTGACCTAAAATTCCTGTGATGATTATTTTTTTCACGTTTTTCTTTTAGCTATTACATTGTATTGTACAACTTCAAACGAAAACCCAAATTGTTCAAGATACCCTAGCAATGAATTTAGCCTTTTGCCGTGTCTTACGATTCCATCAGAGTGTATGTATTCAAAAGTTAATTCCTCGATCTTATTTTTATCGAAGTCCACGCTAAATACGTTGAGTACGTCAAGACCTTCTGTATCTAAGAACAAATGGGTTGTATCTTTGTATTGGTCGATTAAATTTTGCAGACTCATGGTTCTTACTTTTGTCGAAAGTATATTATTATGGTGAACGTGCGCTCTAACAAAATCCCTATTTACAGAAACAAAATTTGATGAGTCATCTGTGATTGGAGTAAATATTTCGATTTCGCAACCGTTTATATCAATTGGGGTAATCGCTAAATTTAAAAATGTTGTGTTCTTAATTTCCTTGTATGTTTCTCTAGCTTTTGAAATTACATTAAAGTTAGCGTCGATCAAAATTATTTCGCCAATGTCTTTTTTATTTTCGCAAACAAATTTAAAAACATGGTCATTTCCATCATTGCATCCAATGTGAATAATATTTTTCATTTATCTTTTAATATATTTGAAGTAGAATAGCCATTTTCAAATGGAAAAATTACTACTTTAGCGATGTCAGATCCGACTACATCTTCGTCTTTATAATCACCACCTTTGATAATTATATCTGGCCTAAGCTTTTTTATCAACTCGTATGGAGTTTCTTCATTGAAAATAATGACCTCATCAACAAAACGAATAGATTCTAAGAACTCTTTCCTGTCTTGTTCATGAAAAAACGGTCGCCCGTTTCCTTTTAGGGACTTTACGCTTCGGTCACTATTGAGTCCGACTATTAAATGATCTCCCTGTTTCTTTGCAAATTCAAGAAGTCTGATGAGAGCAACGTGTATTACATCGAAACACCCATTTGTAAATACGTTTATCATTTTATTTGTATATGTAATCTGAGAAAAATTCTAAATTTTCAATTATAAATTTAGGGTAGCTTTGTTTTGTGATGTTTACTTTTTTTAAATTATAATCTTTAAATACAGTGTTTACTGCTTCTTCCTTTGTTTGTATATCAAAATATCTTTTTCTATTTGAAGAAATGTCTTTTGAATGCGCCCAGCTTTTATATTTCATCAACGCTTTTTCGCCATCTGTGTTGTCTAAAAATGTAAAGTGCCATCCAGCGTTTTCTATGAATTCATGCGTTGTGCAAGCGAAATATCTCAATTCAGTCCATTTCATAAAAGCTAGATTAGAAACTTTTGTCATGGTTCCAACTGGAACTTGTTTATGGAACAAATTAAGTTTATAAGCATAAGTATCTAAAACAAATGAAAATACAGGATCGACCTTTTTTTCTAAAACGTATTTATTGAATATTTTTGATTTTAAAAAAAACTTTTGATTAGTGCTAAATACTGATAGGCACTCTATAAAAGCTTCTTCGTTTAAAATTTCATCTAAACAGCTAAATAATACTATATCTTCTTGATTTGGATTTTGTTCAAGTAGCGTTTTTGTTATATATTCCGCTTGAAAATTATCCCTGATCCAATCTTGATGATTCAATTGTTTTTGCGGGGTTATGAAATTTGATATATTTTGTGATATTAAATTTGGATTTTTTTTGATTTCATCTTCAAATGAATGAATAGATCTATAAATAATTTTATCAGAGAACCTCTCAAATCTTTTATGATCGAAACACAAATCTTTCTTGATTCCAGTATGCGTCTCTGCTGCTTCTACGATAATAAATTTATCTACAAATTTATTATGCTGATTTAGTCTTACTTCAAGTAAATCATTTTCGTTAAAAAATAAAAAACAGTCGTATATCATGTCATTTGTATTATAGGTTAAGTTTTATTTTTGTATTGAATATTCCAGAGGTTAGATAAATAGATAAATGAATATCATATTTAGTTAAATTGAATATACTGGCCAAAGATTCTTCAATAAGGTCAGCTTCGTCATGCAAAAAATAACAAACGGAAATTTTCATTGTTGAGTAATCATTTTTTTGTAAACTATCTCAATCCCTTTTTCCATACCGACATAAGGAATTGATAAATTAAAGTCTCCGGTATAATTTTCTGATTGACGTTGAGCAATAGAAATCGGCACTTTATGAGTACTTAAGTTATTTATTGTGCTTGCTATTTCGGAAAGTTTATATTTTTTTTCATAGACGCAGTTTATTTCTTTTTGATGATTTTTATAATTTAGAATAGCTTTGATCACTTTTATAAAATCTTCCATGTAAAAGAAATCCATATACTTATCTTCGTATACTTCTAATGGTTCGCCGTTTATTGCTCGTTTAATATTAGCCTTTATGAATCTTGTGTCAAGCTCATTTTCATCAAAAACCGCAAATATCCTAAGATTTATATATTTATTGCTTTTCGATTCTATGGATTTAGCTATCGCTTTTTTACTGAGTCCATAAGGAGTGTCTGGGGAGTAAATTTCTGCGCCTGATCCTATGTTAATAAACTTGTTAAAATGCCTTTCTTTGGAACATAGGTTGTAATACATCGAAAGATTAGTGTCTAAAACAGACCAATCATCCACATTTAGTCTGCTTCCTCCTTTTATTGCAGTATGAATAACAGCGTCAAAATATCCATGTTTATCAAAAAAACTTTTAATCGAGTGGTTGCAGGTTAAATCAAGTTCTTGTCTGTTTGGGTTAACTATAACATAATTATCCTTCAGTGCTGCGTGAATAGATTTAGCGATATATCCGCCGCCGCCTGTTATTAATACTCTCATTTTGTTTTTAGTTTTTGAGCTATCTCTAAAATTAAGTCTTCTTGTCCTGCGACTAGTTTTCTATTGCCTAGCTCAAATATCAAAGAAGAGTATTCTATGCCATATAGTTTTGACGCTTTAATGATTGGCTTTTCGAATCCAGAAAATAATTTAGCTAACCCTGTCAGTATATTAATCGGACTTACTAATGGGACTTTGGTAACCAAATAATCCATTGCGCTATCCGCTTCTTTTATTGTCTGCTTAAAGCAAATTCCAGTTTCAAAACCACTTTTTTCCAATACTGGCAGTAACACTTCTAAAGCGGCGTTTCCTGCCCCCGCTCCAAACCCGCGAATACATGCGTCAATTAAATCTGCTCCACATTCTGCTGCTATTAAAGAGTTACTAATTGCGCAGCCTAAGTTGTTGTGAGCATGGAACCCTATTCTGATATTGGTAGATGCTTTGAGCTTCTCAATCCTTTCTTTTACGTTATTTGGCAAATATGTTCCAGTTGAATCCATTATGATTACCGCTTCTGCTCCATAGCTTTCCATAATTTTAGCTTGTTCAACTAATTCGTCTGAGCTTGCTAAAGGGGTCATCATTAAAACTCCATAGACAGTCCTTTCATTTTTTTTAAGGTACTCTATATGGGTCTTCGATAGTGTTGCTTCAGTACAATGCGTAGCGACTCTAAAAACATCTACCCCGCAGTTAATCGCAAGCTTAATATCGTCAATTGTAGATAACCCCGGTATCGTATGTATTCCTAATTTAGAATTTTTTAAATTTTTTCTTGCTACAGTCAACATTTCTTCGTCTGTGTTAGGAGATTTCCCTATCAATAGGGAAGACGCTGCTAGGCCATTGCCGTGTCCAACTTCAACGATTGGTATTCCTGCGTTATCAGCAAATTTACAATATTTTTCTATACTGTCTAAGCTTATAGTGTGTTTGACGCTATGATTCCCGTCTCTCAAGCTTGAGTCTGTTATTGTAACTTTTTTCATAAAATTTCTTTTAATTTTTCTGTTACTTTAATTGCAGAACAATTTATGATATCTAAATTGCCAGCATATTCAGGCAAATAATCTCCAGCGCCTTTAACCTTTATGCTTAAGGTTAGAATTCCGCTATCATCTGGTGTTGGGGGAACAATTAATTCGTAATGCGGTATATAAGCTTTCAACTCTTCAATTTTGTTTAGCAGCTTTTCTGTTAAATTTTCATATTCAACATATTTTGATTTGATAAACATGGTAGTTTGCATGTCTACGCAAGGCTCTGCTGGATTTAAGTTTAGAATAACTTTCATATTATTGCAACCAGTGAATTTTGAAATAGCTTTTTTTGTAGTGTTAATATAGTTATCAACATTTATTCTGGTGGCCATGCCAGCACTTTTAGAAGCTATTTGAGATACAATTTCAATATACTCTAATCCTTTACAGTGTTTTGCTAGCAAGTGAAGCATTGGTATAGACGCTTGTCCTCCGCAGGTAATCATATTTATATTCATATCTGTTAATATGATTTCGCTATTTATATCTGGGACACACATATCTCCAACTTTTGCTGGCGTCAAATCAATGACTTTTATTCCTTGTTGTTTAAATATCTCGGAATGAGTTCTAGCGTCTATCGCGTTTGTGCAGTCGTAAACAATGTCGCAACACTTAGGATTATCGATAAAGTATTTTATCCCTTGATCAGAAGTATTTACGTTTTTGTTTCTAGCTATACTTATTCCACTAGAATCTAATCTTCTTCCTACGAATGCTACTAATTCAATAAAGTCTGTTTTTAAAGCTTTAATGAGTAAGTCTGTACCTATATTACCTGTACCTAGTATTGCAGCTTTTATTTTCATCTTTTTGCTAGCCTACTTCGTTCATTGATTCCTGCTATCATTGCTTGTTCTATTTTTTTTAGTGGAAGTAGTGGGGACATCTCTTCCAGTAAACCAGCTTTAATAGTGTTGTCTTCCTGCTTCATACCTTTCACTTTAGGTATAAATTCTTGATTTGGACTCATAAATACCTCCATAATTGCTTGGTTTGGGCTGCTCAAAAAATCACTGATTTGAGATTCTTTATAATATGAATAACCAAATGCTTCCGCCACCTTCTTGTAATCGGGTAGTTCAACTCCAGTCTCCTTGTCTACGCATGTCTTGTGACCTTCAAAAAGCATTTTTTGTGTATGCTTGATCATTAAGTATCCATCATTGTTAAATATGACTATTTTGACTGGTAGATTATGCGTTTTTATCGTCTGAAGCTCTTGCAGATTCATCATCATTCCACCATCACAGTTTAAGCATAGAACTGGTTTATCTCCAAATCCAGCACCTACTGCCGCCGCTAGCCCATATCCCATTTCTCCTAGTCCCAGCGAAGTGAACATTTTTTGATTCGATTTTATATTAAAACCATAGAATCCACTAAGTAAAGCGGTCCCCATATCTGTTACAACAGTATAATTGTCAGGCAGCAGCTTAGATAATTTATCAATGAATGTATATGAATTAGTTGGATCAGAGAGATGCTCTGGCATAACTAGTGGGTATTCATTTTTTATATTCTCGCAGTAACGTCTCCAGTCGTCTATGTTAGTTTCAATTCTAGAATCAAGCTTGTCAAATTCTTTTAGTAATAAATTGACATCTATATTAAAATTTTTTCCATTAAATTTTTTAGTTTCGGTTGGGTCGATATCAACATGAATTATTTCTGCTTTTGGCGCAAAATCTTTTCTGGAGTACCCTGTTTGCAACAGAGAGAGTCTGCTGCCTAAGACTATTAATAAATCGCTATTTTGAACAATAAAGTTAGCCGCTCTCTGCCCTTGTACCCCCGGTCTACCAAAATTATTAGGATTATCTGTAGCTAATAAGTCAACAGCGGACCAAGTCAATACTGTAGGGATACTGTGTTTGTCAACCAATTTTTTAAATAAATCTTCCGCATGTGACAATTTTACTCCATGACCACCTAGAATTAATGGCCGTTTTGACATGTTTAATTTACTAATAATATATTCTGCTTCTTTATTTGGAATTTCTATAGCATCGCTTGACTCAGATAATTTGACTTCTTCTACCATTTGACTTTGTGTATCAAATGGTACTTCTAGATATACTGGGCCGGGGCGCTGGCTATTTGTGATTTTATAAGCTAATGCTAAAGTTTTGATTACATTATCTTTAGTTAGACGTATAGATAATTTAGTGCATTTTTTATAAGTTTCAACTGAATCATACCCTTGAATGCCATACATCCTCATGTCTTTATATTCATCGATGTAGTGCGTCTGCTCTTGTCCTGCTATGATTATTCCGGGTATTGAATCCGCCCAATTAGAAAGTATGCCCGTAAATGCATTTGATGACCCTCCACCAGCAGTAACTAAGGCTGCTGACATTTTTCCAGTGGACCTATAATAAGCTCCCATTGCCATTACGGCAGCTTGCTCATGATGGGTAGGAACAATTTTAATACCAGTCCTCTTATCTATTGAGTCATAGATATATGAATTAGCCGAACCTATAATTCCAAAAACAACTTCGATGCCTTGCTTAACTAAAAAGTCCGCTATTGTATCACTAATTTTTACCATATAAATGTATTTTTATAATATTTTGCTATATCGTGGATATCATTGTCAAAATTATGTTTGGGACTCCATCCAATAGATCTTAGTTTATTATCATTTAGAGCGTACCTAACATCTTGTCCAACCCTACTGTAAGTAAAATCTAAATTTTTGTCAATTTGATCTTGAGATAACGCTTGTTTTCCATCTATAGCGTAAAAATGTTTGATTATTTTTTCTACTGTTTGGTAATTAGTTTGCTCGTATCCTCCACATATATTGAATACTTCATTTATAACTTCAGACTCTATTATTTTGATCGCTCCATTTGCGGTATCTTCAGCATGAAGCCAATTCCTAACTGGTGAACCATTGTTATGAAGTGGAATTTTTCTATCCAAAGAAAGAAATTTTACTGACTTTGGGATCAATTTTTCTACATATTGACCTATTCCATAATTATTTGTTGGTCTTACGATAACGTAGTTTATGTTGTATGTTCTTGCCCAAGCCAAGATCAACATATCAGCAGCAGCTTTTGTGGCAGAATATGGATTGCTTGGTTTCAAAAGATCTGTCTCAGTATGTTCGCCTTCGTCTATGTCCCCATAAACTTCGTCAGTGCTAAAATGCAGGAATACTGGTTTATGGTTATTCTCTTGTCTATAGCTTCTGAAAAGATTTAAAATATTATGAACGCCATCAATGTTTGATTTAACAAAGTCAGTACTATCTACAATTGAATTGCCAACATGAGTTTCCGCTGCTGTGTTGATAAAGTAATCACAGTCGTACAAAAACTTTAAATCGTTTATGTCGCAATTGACAAATGAAAAATTAGAGTATTTATTGAATTCATTTAAAAGGTTTTTATTGGCTGCATAGGTGATTTTATCTACACCCTTTACATACCAACCTTTTTGGAGGCACAGCCTTGTAACATAAGAACCTATAAATCCAAGACATCCTGTTACGTATACGACTTTCATAATTTACTAAAAAAAGAATTTACGATTTCTTCTATATAGTCGAGTTGCTCATCTGTTATTACTGGACTAGTTCCAAGAAAAAATGTATCTGTAGTTGCTTTCGTAGCATTTTTAAATGTCAAAGCTTTTTCTGTTGAAATCACATCTTTATAAGCTGGCTGTAAACCAAGATTCCCACCAAAATAAGTTCTTGTTTGTATTTTGTTTGACTCAAGGTGATTGCATAAATCAAACCTTTGGAATGGAGCATCGTCTTTGATGGTAATGGGAAATGCGAACCAACTCGGATCAGCTTTTTTTCTGGCTACTGGAAGAATAAAATGTTCTTCATACGGCTTGAATATGGAAAATAGCTTTGAGTAGTTCTTCTTTCTTAAAGAATGAATCTGATCTAGTTTATCAAGCTGTTTTAATCCAATGCTACCTTGAAGTTCAATTGGTTTCAAGTTATATCCTATTTCATCATAAATATATTTATGATCGAATACTTTGTCTGGAAAAGCTTCCAGCCAATTAGAGAATCTTTTTCCACAAGAGCCATTTTTGAGCAAATTAGCTTTTTTGCCTACACAAAAGCATCCTCTGCCCCATTCTCTAAAACTCCTAACTATGATTTCAAGATTTTTATCTTTACAGGCTACGTATCCCCCTTCTCCCATCGTTATATGGTGCGCTGGGTAGAAGCTACAGCTAGACATGTCTCCGAAAGAGCCAAGCGGCTTTCCATCGTATGTAGATCCCAAGGCGTCACAGCAGTCTTCTAGGAAAATTAGCCCATATTCTTTTACTATGCTAAGAAGTCTATCGATATCAGTCGTGTTCCCAAGTACGTGAGCAAAAACAATAGCTTTAGCCCCGGCTTTAGCGGCTTCTTCAACTTGATCTAAATCAAGATTCAATGTTTCAAGTTCAATGTCTACAAAAACTGGATCAAAACCATTTTGTAAGATGGGATTTAAGGTTGTGGGAAATCCAGCAATTGGAGTAATAACTTTTGATCCTTTAGGAAGCGCATAGGCTCTTTTTGAAGAAAGTGCGCTAACCATAAGTAAGTTACTGCTTGATCCGCTGTTAGTTAAAACTCCATGATTTTTTCCCAAATATTTACTAAACTTGCTTTCGAATTTTAAACAATCATTGCCCATAACGAGCCAGCCGTTTAAAATAGAATTAATAGCAGCTTCGTATTCTTCGTTAGAAAAGAATGGGCCAGCATACTGGACCCAATCTTCGCCTTTTATCCACTTTTTTTTATTTTGCAGACTTTCACTTACAAGCTGCGAAATAGAAGTATCATTACTCATCTCCTTTAACCTTTGGTATAAAATTTACTGCTAGATTTAATCTTAGTTCATTGTTCATTCCCGGCCAATGCACAATAAAATCGCCCTCACTCCACCTTCCATCATAGCCTTCGCAGTCTAAACCTTTTTGATGCCACTGAGAAGGATACAAATGATATAAATAAGAGTTTAATATTTTTTGTGGAACTATTTTAATAGCATCTTTATATTTTTCTTTTAAGTCTATCATTGCTTCTTGTTCTGCCCAACATCTAGCTCCTCCATCTGGGAGCCTAACCCCAAGATCTCTTGGTTTACCATTTTCGTCTATATATTTATCATGTAGTGATAAAATTTCTTCAAAATACTCTATAGAACGTGGATGATTTTTAATTAAGAAAACATCTGAATTGAAATCCCAAACATCGTTAGCGATAATAAAACTTTTCTCTTCATCAATTAAATGTTCTACTTTGATGTTGTAGTTAGTGATCATAGTATCTGAACCAACCCACAAAATCCAGTCGTACTTGTTAGACTTAACTGTGTCTAGGACAAATTTAATTTTTTCAAATCCGAAATCTTTATATGAAAAATCTTTTGTTTTAACAAGTAAATCATATCCATGCTTTTCGCAATATTTCCTTTTATTGTATTCAGTTGTTATAACAGCTAATTGTTTTATGTTTTCAGTATAAATGTTTAGTAAAGCGATTTTCATATTCCAAAATAATTTATTTTTTTGTTGCCCGTAAAAATGTAGTTCGCTGCTTGTCTACACAACTCAACAAAACAAGTTTTCCCAAGCCCTTTAGCGATGGCACACGAAATAGATTCATTGCCAAAAAACACATCGCAAGAATTTATTGCCATCATTAATTCATAGGCGTTTTCGCTCGCCTTGTAATCTACTGGATACCTAAATGTTTTAATGAAATCTTCGTATTCTTCTTCCAATCCAACAAAAACACATTTCTGCGGATTTATATGTTTAAAGAAATCTAAATAAAAATTAGCATCTCCTCTGTACCTGAGAGATCTATTTATCACTATATTTTTACCAGTATCAGTTGATGGACATTCAAGCCAACTTTCATTAACTTCTTTTGAATCACACTCTAAATTAAATTTGCTGGCATGAAATGCTGTTAGGTTTGTTCCGACTACAACATCCGCTTTTTGATGCTCTCCGTAGTTTATATCAAAAACTTGATTTGTATATTTCTCTATTTTTCTTATATAAGGTTGAGACAATAAAAGTGGTTCGATAAATTTTCTAGACGCTTCATTAAAATTTCTATTGCTAATTCCTTTTTTAGTATCGTCCAGATAAATTGTGTCAACATTTTTATATTTAGCGAAAAGCAAAGAATATACCAAGTCCCCCATATCTACAGCGCAATAGAAAGACTTTGCTTCTCTATAATTTAAATAAAAATCCTGATTCATTTTATAGCTTGGAACTCCCAATTAGTTTCCCATTTAGCTTTCTCTGTGTTAAAAAAATTGGAGTCATTTATTTCCGCCTCTGAATGATCTAAAATGTTAAATCTATACCAATTTTTCAATAGAATTTCATTTTTAAAAAATGGCAGAAGATCATTATTTAATATTCCGTTTTGTTCGATAAACTGCTTTAAGCTAGAAAGTGAAAATTCGATGCCTAAATTGAAACAAATATTTCTAAAATTTATTCTATCACCTTCTTTTTGTTTGTATAGTTCTGGAGTTTTGCCATTGTCGTAATAGTGCATCAACTGATTATTTGATCGACCGTAGCAAAAATAATATTTTATATTTTGATTGATTTGCCAACCCTCTCCTCTATCTTGTCTTACATCTGATTCAAAAAGATCAAGCTTGTTCTTATATAATGAATCCTCTGCATCAAGAGAAACAGATTTACCTTGAATGCCGTGAAGACCCCAATGCGGACTTCCGTTAAAATAAAGGTAGTCGGAATACTTGCAAAGGAAAATTTTATTATGAATATAAAGCGAAGTGACGCCTTGAAGCTCAAAATCTTTGATTGAAAGCTTTATGTTTTTTAAGAAATTTTCAGAAACTCTTTCCGTACTATCTCTTACAAAGAACCAGTCGCCATTTTTCATGACGTTCGATCTGAGAAAAAGATTCATTTGAAGATCATGATCGTTAGACCATTCTCTTTGGATGATTTTACCTTCTTTTTTATTGGCTTCTAGAAATTCAAACGTGCCATCAGTTGATAAACCATCAACAAAAATAAAGCCGTCAACATAGTCTTGTGACGACTTTACTAAACCAGTAATGTTATTAAGCTGATTTTGAGTGATACCACATACAAAAACTTTCACGTTTTATTATACGTGGTACTATGAAAATGTCAAGTTTTATCTGTCTAAACTTTTCCTTTTGTCAAGGTTTTTTTGCTCTTGAGTTTTTTCTTTTGTCACTTGTGGCTTCTGTTCCACAGGTTTGGAAATTACTTTTTCTTTTTTTAGAAAAACCGTATTGTCATTTTGATCATTCATAATTATTTTACTATATCGGTTACAGATTTACCAGCTTCCCAAGTTTTACACGCCCAATAACGAGCTTTCCATTTAGGGCCGGGGTTTGTATCGCATTGATGTCTGGCGCGAAAATTTCGTCTTCTGGCTGGATCGTCTCTTTTGATATCCATATTTGGGTCGCCAAAATTTATTTTAACAATGTTGCCTTTCTCGTTTTTAACATAAACAGAGAATTTTTTTGGTCCATTTGGCGTTCTAAAAGGCTTGTTTAGTTTGACCTTCTTTTTTGTTTCTGCGGCTACTATTTCATAGTCTTCTGAAATTTCTCCAAAGTCCAAATACTCGGAGTCTTCTGGCGCAAAAATCTCGCTAGCGGAAACTTCTTCTTCTTCGAATCCCGCTTCATCGTTTATATTTATCTCTACTTCTACAAACCGCATATAACTTATTACACGTAAAATAAAAAAACTTACTTGCAAACCCTACTCGGATAAAAGTTGAGTGTTACCTGCGCAGTGCAGTGATACTCCAATATTGCTTTCAGCTACGTATAATTACACTGTTATATTGTATAAAATATGCAACAGATAATAAAAATAAAAAAGCCTCCCGTTTTGTGTAACGAGAGGCTTTGGGGTTTTAATCGCCCTACCTAATAGGGCAAGCTCCTCCTTCGCATTCGATACCTTCAATCATTTCATTTGAAGTCTGGATTGCTACAATCGGTTTTACTCGTTTCACGATTCTGTCGTAATGCTCTTGATCGATCTCTTCATATGGAGCTTGAACAAAACCATGATCGCTATGAAGTAGAAAACTCACGCTTTTGATATTATCTTTGTAATTAGATTTAAGCCACTCTTTGATTTCAGAAAGCTCTTCTTTCTTGTAGTATACAGTGCAAGAAACAGCGTTGTCTGACCAATTAGCTTGAAGTTCTTTCACAAGATCAAGCTGTTTGACGGCAGTAGTGTCTTTTGCTAGCAATGCATTTTCAAATTTACAAGGAAACTCAATCACAACTGTATCGTGATTTTCTGTTCCATCAAAATTTTTAGCAAATTCTGTATGGTATCCAAGATCTCTGCAAGTTTCAACAAGAGAGTCATTTGCAGCCATTCTAATTCTCCGAATAAAGAAACTAGAAAAAGCTGGATGAACACCGGGGGTAGAGCCAGCAAGAATACTGAGTGTTCCACTAGGTTTAACGGTTGTTAATTTGATTGACGGACTCCATCCTCTTTCTTTGCTGTTCTTCTTGTCGAATTTACGAAGACCCTTGTAGATAAAGTCTAACCAAGAAAGCTTGTCCATACTTTGACAAACTCCAGTTACACCTAGACCAATACGCATGTTCTTATGCACGATCTCGTTTGTCTCATCGTGAATAAATGGCATAGCGCAAATAGCCTTCTGGGTTTTATTGAGAAGGATAGCGCATTCAAGAGCTTCTTCTTTCGTCTCGATATTATTGAGATACAATTCACTGAGATTGCAGCACTCAAAATTACCAAGTGAAATTTCGCCGCAAGGATTTGTTCCAACTACATTATCCCTATTCTCTGGATAGAGATCTGACTTTTTCATCAAACCGTCAGAGAGTCTGCCGTACTTTTCAGAAAGAGGTAGATTGAACAATCCATATGGCTCTCCATTGCCGTTATAACCCTCCCAGAGAGCTTCTGAAGTATGATCGTAGTCATCGCAGTAAATCGTGTTGTTGGACATGGCGCGATAATTAGGAATGCCACCCAAATCCCAGCGTTTTGCCCTCAAGAAAAGAAAGTCATCAGGGTCTCCAATAGCAATTTCAGCAGAACGGCGCACATTCCCAGCAACAACAATACTCCCAATGATATTATTAATGTCTAGTACATCGATAGACCGAAGTTTCTTACCTTCTCTAGTTTTGAATACATTGCAAATTTTAGTGATTCCATCAATCAAAATCGAAGGCCCAGAAGCCGAGCCACCGAATCCACGAATAAGCTCACCAGCACCGCGAACCAACACAGTAGAATAAGAAAAGCTTTTGCCAGTATAAAAATAAGAATCGAGAACTTTTCCAAGAAGCTCGATCCAACCTTCTCTAGAGTCTGGAACAATAAAATCTGCATCTTTAGTGGCCTTTCCTGCTATTTCATCATGATAAATTTTTACACTTTTTCTAACTCTTGGTAGCTCGTGAATATCTTCTCTTCTAACGGAAAATCCAACGCCGCCACCTAACATCAAATTTTCAAAAAGAAATTTAAAAGACTTTGGATGGTTCATTGTTGTGAACCAGCAGTTGAGCAATGAATTTGCTCCGAAGCGATCAACAGTTGGAGTACCAAGTTGCCAGAGCATTCTTCCGGCGAAGTTGCACTTCAGATTAAAAATTAGATCAAATAACTTTTCTGCCTCTTCTTTAGTATACCCTGCTCCAAGCTTTTGCGCTCCATTAATACACCTTTGAATTGTTTCATGCCACTCTTCTGTTTTTCCATCGTCTTTGAGGCGAGCGTACGTTCTTTTGTAAACAATATAGCCCAATCCATTGAACCCCCAATTTGGTTGCTTGTTTGCGTAAGTTTGAGAAAACTGATCTGAAATGATATTGACTTCTGACATATGAATAGTATTTACAACGACTTTTGGGATAAGTCAATTTTTATCTTGGCCAAAAAAAGAAAAGATTAAAGGACTATGTTTTGTGTATCAGGTGTGTCTTTGATGTGTTTAAGGTCTTTTCTTTTTGCAGAATAATCTTTAAAAAACTCTTTTTGAACTGGATCGTGTCCGTATATTTTTGTTCTTTTTTCTGCTGCTTCTTTTGAAGCGTCGAAAGCATCTCCCAATGTACCTTTTTTATTGTCGAAATAGGAATTGAAGTTTTCTTGTGATCCGTCTATTTTTGAGCTAATAGCAGCGTTTGGAATCAGGAAAATTCTTTGCCATTGAACGCCTTGTTCATCTACATAAACATGCTCTTCGTTCATTGTTTGAACGATTTCAATATACTCTTCTTTTTCTGGATGCTTGTAACTATAAAGAGGCATACAAAGATTTTATATTCTCATAGAAAAAGTCTAAAGAGAATTTTTCTTGAAGTTCTAGACCTTTCGTATTTTCTTTTTGGTCTTTAACTCTTTGTACTGCTCTTTCGCAAGCGTCAATAAGGTTATCAGGACTGAAATCAAAAATATTGCCTTGATTGATTTCTTGGCCTTGTTTGAAGAACATGTTGTCATAAGCTGGAACCTTGCTATTTGGCTCAAACAAACAAGCGTTGTCTTTATTCGCCCAATCTTTGTAAGAATGTGCGTTCATAATAACAGCGTGTTTACCTAAACATACACTCTGAAATTCAGGTAAGCCCCATCCCTCTGCTCCAGAAGCCCCTATGATGATATCTCCTGAATTAAGAAAATCGTTATAAGCTTGATTTTGCTCCATTCTGCTAAGGAAATTAATATTAAAAAATTGTTTTCCTTGAGTTATTTCATTGATGATCTTTTGATTATCTTCTGGTTTTAAATGAGGATTATAAATAGCACACTGAAGAAAATACTCATTGTTATTACCATACCTGTTTAACCACGTTCTAATAGCTTTGGTGTGATGTTTTCTATGTTCGAATTTTCCAGCAATATTGAAAACTATTCTTTCTGGGTGATATTCTTTGCTTGTTTTATTAAAGTTACTTTTATCAAAGAAAAGTGGGATATATTGAACATTTGATAATCCGAAAGTTTCAAAAACTTGTTTTGTGTAGTTTGAAGATACGCAAACTTTTTTATTGTTAGTTAAGATATTAAGTTCCAACTCTGTTGGTTGATCCAATTCATAGAATGTAAAAAGAACTTGTTCTTTGCTGAAAGACTCAAGAGACTGCATGATATGCCACAATTTAAAAATTGGAACATCTCTAGAGTGCTTTTTGCCAGCTTTATTCACACAATCTTGAATCCAAGCAACAAAGTCTTTATCCTGCTTTTGAGAAGATAAGTCTACTTGTCCGATTGTAAAAAGATTAGGCGAAAGCCCTGCCTCGTAGAATTTACGAAGCAGGGCAGTTGACACTTGACCAAAACTGACCGAATTTATTGGTAAGTTGAGGGACTTAAACATATCTTATACCAAGATTTCTTCGTCAGGATTGTCGATCTCTTTTGTCTCTGGAGCAGAGACGTTTTCCTTTTTAGTAGGAGCTTCATTGCTTTGCGCTGAATCGTCTCTAGACAAGTAGACCCTATAGTCTGGATGAGAATCCTTTTCCTTGTATCTGTTGCTAAAAACAACAAACTTAAGCTTTGAATCTCCGAGAAAAGCATCGGCTTTAGATACGTCAATATGACCAGAAAGATAAGATTGACTTGCAGACTTACGCTTCCAAAGTGCGCCGATCTCTCTCTTTTGCCATTCGTTTTGTGGTGTTTTATTTTCTACGCTCATTTTTTGTATTATGATGTCTATTCTATTTCTGTCAAGTTTTTTTTCAAAAAATCTATTCCGCGCTTGTGTATGTTCAATGCTGTCTGGTTGCTGACTCCCAATGAGTTGGCTATATTCTTCCACTTTTTTTCGGAGGGTTTTGAATTAAAATATCTCATTTGGAAAACTTTAAAAACTCTTGGGTCTTCCATTTGCTTTATTTTGGACATGGCTTTACTTGCTCTTTCTTCAGCTTGAAAGCTTCCTAAAAAACTTGGGTATTGCTGCTCTTTTGTTAGTTCAATGGATCGAAATTTTTTGTTTTTATTTATGTAATTCAAACAGAAATATCTCATTTGATTGCACAGCCATGTACCAAATTTGACTCCTTTATTTGGCTCAAAAGATTTCGCGGCTTTGAAAATCACAATATCTTTGTCAGTGTTAATGTCAGACTTTTCGTATCCAACATCAGACATGACTTTTGAATATTTAGCGAAAGTATTATAACAGATACCAGAATGACGCTCTTTTAATTCGTTAAAAGAATCAGAACAAGCATTATTTTTTATATTCTCAACTAATTTTCCATCTTCCATTTTATTATTAAATTTAAAAAATCTTCAAAAACGCAACTAACTTCTTTGTATGTCGTTAGATTTATTTCGTGGCCATGTGGCGTTACTGATTTTATTCCATTCTCCATGTACTTCAAGGATTTGTAAATGCAGCCCAATATAGTTTCCCCTTGAAAAAAAGTTTCAAAATCTAAAACTGTTTTTTGATCATCAAACAAAAACTCAGTCAAACAAAATGATACCCATTGATTTTCATCAGAGACCGAAAAACTTAAAGAAACGTATTTGTCAAATGCTCCGACTGGCACATCGACATTTGAGAAGTCCGTTTCTTTAAGGCTTTTTGTATTAGTCCTAAAAGCATGAGGGATGAATAATCTACCTTCTGCGTCCTTGATTTCATAAGTGATAAAATCTTCGATAGTTGTATTCGAAGTTACCATACAAGCACATTTGCAGAAACCTTTCCTGTATCAATCAACCATTGAGCAATTTTTTCAACATAAGGTAAACACATCTCGTCAGATTTTTTTTTAAACGTAGGCCAACTTAACTTGTAATCAGATTTTTCTGATAATCTAGGGTCGTTGGCTTCTTCGTGAGCGTTGGCTGGCTTGACGAAACTTCTTCCATTTAGCCCAGTCCAATTCCCGTCTTCTAGCTCTTCAATAACATCAAATTCAAATCTAGAAAGATGAATCAATACGCCGCCATGTTCTTGCTTCAACCAATGAACTTCATCTTTTTCATATTCATCGTATCTCATGTCTGGAATGATAACTACGTCTCTTTTTGAGTGTAGCATCCTTCTATCAGCTTCTTCTGTGAAATATCTACCTTCTGTCAACTTTCTTTTAGCAGCGCCATAGCCGACTAAAAGATCTCTGATGATAAGCTTTTCTTCTGTTTTATCTGTGGTTGCTGTGATGCCAAAGTTCTCATAACAAAAATCATCCAATTCTTGTTTCAGAGGGTCCGCTAGCGACAATATGGAACAAGAGTTGCCAAGAGACTCAAGTTCTCTTGCCAACAATCTAGAAAGAGTGTCTTTCCCAGACCTAGCTACTCCACCAATTCCAATAAAACATGTTTCCATAAATATTATGAATAGAACATAAAATATTAATATATAGAATATATAATATGAATGTCTTATTTGTACAAATAATATGTACAAATAATATGTACAAATAATATGTACAAATTATATATAAGCTGTTTTTAGAAGTTGTCAAGTAAAAAAATGAAAATTTTTAACAAAGAATTGTCTATCCTATCACACTTAAAAACTGACGAAACACCAACAGAAGGGGCAACACTCATCAGGTTTGGCTCAAATTCTTGCTTGACAAATTTAAAAACGAATATATCATGTCAAGACAGTTTAAATTTTTTACTCTATTATTTTTTTAAATTTAAGAAAATTATTTGGGTTAAGCCAGAAAACTGTAGATATGGAAATTTTTCAAAAAATAAACTGTCGTTTGGGTCGGTCCATTTATCAGCAGACCAATTTTCTTGTGATTCATGTGTTGACTTTTTAAATAAAAATAAAAGCGAAGTATCCAACATGTATCATTCGTTCGATGCGGAGTTCGATATATGCGGAATAAACGACTTAAAAAGAAATAAAGAAAACATATTTTTATCAATAAACTCTGATTTCTTTTTCTGTGATAATTTTGATGTGATAGAATTCAAACAGAAATTCGGTGCTGAGATTTTCGATAAAATAAAAGCAAAATCCCATCTGAACACAACGCAGTTAGAAAAGTTTGTCCTGACAGAATTCTCTTCCGACGTTTCTAAGTGGCTTATTAGTAACAATAAAATAAATGACGTTTTCAAAGTAGACGACAACTTTTCAAGTGAAGAAGACTGGACTCAAGATATAAAAAAAATCATGAAGTTGATCAAAAAAGAAGATCATCTTTTTTTAAGTGGGTCAGCTAACACCCCAGAAATACAATATCAAAAAATTAAAAAGATATTTTCTGCATATTTTCTAAACTTGAATGAAATTTTGGCACGAAACTTGCTATAAGGTATTTATATGCTTAAGACATTAACTCTAAACTCAAGTCGGTTTCCATTTCCACAAATGATGGATGAATTTTTTGAAGACAACGTCAAATCTTTTGATTTAAGTTCAGCTTATTGGACAGAATCAAAAAATGGAGATAGCGTTTTAGTTTTAACTATCCCCGGATTAGATAAAAAAGATGCCAAAATCTCAGTAAAAGACGACATTTTATTTGTAAAAGGCTCAATTGAAAATGAGTTTTATAAAAAAGAAGTAAATAAACAGTATTTGCTTCCAGAAGGCTCAGATATCTCAAAGGTCAGAGTATCACTAAAAAACGGCGTAGCTATTGTCACTGCGCCAAAACTTGAACAACAAAAACCGAGACAAATTGACATTGAGTGACTGTGCCAAAATGATCCACATGTGACACACGAAACTAAAGTGACCATTCGGGGTCACTTTTTTATTTGACTTTTTTAGAAAATACCTGAATCATAATGTATGATTCAATTAAAAAAGTTTAACCCACAAGCCATTATTCCATCTAGAGCGCATAACACTGACGCTGGATACGATTTGCATTCAATTGGCTTTCATACTATTTTTCCCGGCGAAAGGAAGTTAATCAAGACAGGAATCGGTTTGGCTATTCCAGATGGATATTATGGCAGAATAGCCCCAAGAAGCGGACTTGCATACAAGCACGGTATCGATGTTCTTGCTGGCGTGATCGATAGTGGCTATAGAAACGAAATTGGTGTAATTTTGATCAACTTTGGACAAGAAGCGTTCGATGTAAAGAACGAAGATAGAATCGCTCAAATCATTATTGAGCAATGTTTCGATGCAGAATTTGGAGAGGTAGAAGAGTTTCTCGATCAGTCAGAAAGAGGAACTGGCGGTTTCGGAAGCACTGGCGTTTAATGTCTGACTTTATAATAATTTATAGAAATTTGATTTTCATTGTTAATCGCTCCATCGAGCGTATTGTTAAAAACAGATGCTCCTTTGGAAACTTTAATAGGAGTTGTCAAGTTTGAATGGCCAAAGACTGGGATAGTTATTATTACATCTCCTAAAGCGGTATCCTCTGTCAATTGACCTGAGCTTCTTGCGATAATATCAGTTATGACAATACTCTCGCCTTCTTCTGCGTTCAAAATTATCCCATACCCTTGAATAAATGCGTTTCTCGTACCCCCATCTACAGGTACGCTATTTAATCTTGCATCAGACATTTTAAGCTCTATTCTTCCAATAATTTATAGTGATATTCATCGCGCTATTAGCATTGTAGACATCAATTCCTTTCCCTACTATAATGGGGGTTACCAAATTACAATGACCAGCAGCAGCAATTGTCATAATAACGTCTCCAGATCCATCGTTTGCTCTCAGTTCACCAGTTGTATTTGCGATTATATCGGAAATTACTATCGACTCACTATCACTTGCTGAAGCCAAAACACCAACCCCGGCTTTATAAGCCGTAAAACCCGGAACGCTATTTAATCTTAAATCTCTATTTGAAGCCATAATATTTATTACACTATATTAAATAACTACAGTTACATCAAGTAAAATTTCTCCAACTCCATATTGAATTCCGTATTCTAAATCGTCTTTGTAAAAAGATATGCCTCCATATATTTCTGTATCGGCTGGCTGACTATAATTTTCCAACCAATACCGCAAAGATCCGTTCACATCCCCATTTGGATAAGCAGAAGTTTGAGTCCAAGGCTGACTACTGCCTTTAAAAATTGCAGATGTCATAGCCGTATTACTCGTTATAGTGAAAGCTACATTTTGACTATCAAACAAGCTGCTTCCGTCTATTTCGTAAACAGTCCTTTCTGTTACGCCAAAGCCAGTTTGAGTAAGTATTACTTCATCGACCTGTACTCCAGCAGCAAGAATGAATCTAACCCACTTACTTTCCATTTCCTGTTTAGTAAACACGGAAGATGTCACAGAGAATTTAATTCTTAATCTAAGAGCATTGTCAAAGTAAGATCCATTTTGTCTAAAATAGTAATAATTAGCAGATACCAAGACTTTTTCTGTAACTGGATTTTGTGATCCCTCAATAGAACTATCTGTCGCATTGTATATCGATACCCCAGCGTCAGAAATAACAGGAGATTTAAAATCCGAACTTCCGCTAACAGGAATTCCAAGAAAATGCTCTCCAATAATACCAGATGGGACATTGCCAGCTAATGGGCTTTGCCTTAGAAAAACTGGCCTATACCCATTATGAGAAATATCTGTGATAGCTATTCTATCATCTCCGTTTCTCGGAATAAGTTCACCTGTACCAAGAAGCGTGGCCGTCCGCATCGTTGGAACGTTGTTTAATCTTAAATCTCTTCTTGACATTTATACTATTTACACTGATTATATCTACTTTATCGTAAAATTGCTATGTCAGATTTAGCCAATAGATGTTTCTCGCTTGTTTTGAACTCAGCTTGGCAACCAATAGGTTATAAAAATACTATTGACGCACTATCTGGATTGTATTCGAACAAGTTCAAAGCTTTAAATATAGAACACATAGAGAACGAAGTTTCAAATATACAACCAATGACATGGGTGCAATGGGAAAAACTAGAGATTAGACCTACAGACTATTTTGTAAACGGAGTCAAAAAGGAAATCAGAATACCAACTGTTTTGATAACTGTTAATTTTTCTAAAATATTATACAAAAAAATACCCCTAACTTTAAAAAGCATAAGGGAACGAGATAGAAATATCTGCCAATATTCTGGCAAAAAATTAAAACCAGAAGAAGGATCTATTGATCACGTTTTACCAAAATCAAGAGGCGGGAAAAACTCTTGGGATAATCTAGTCTTTTGCGACAAAAGAATCAATTCACGAAAAGGAAACAGAACAAACGAAGAGGCTGGTTTAAAGTTGATAAAAAAACCAGAAGAACCGCCTTTAATGCCACTTGCTACCGAAATACCAATAAAACATAAAGATTGGAGTATTTTTTTGATAAAAAAGACTCTTGTCGATATTATATAATAAATGAGAACTAAATTAGAAAATGCTATCACTCTTACTGATGATATTCTTCAATCTGCAATTGAAAAAGACGAAGAATGGAAAAGAGAAATGATAGCTAGAGGGAAGGCTAAACAAGCTGTCGGAGAAAGCTTTTTTGTTTTCCACTTGCGTTCACTTCAAAAACTTCTACAAGAAATTCAAAGTGAACAGTGAACTTCAAGAAAAACTTGATTTAAGCAGTCTTCAAACTTCTTGGATCGAAGAGAAAATAACTCTTTTTAATAAAAAAAAAGAAAATGCTCGCACAATAGAAGAAGTGGAGGCTCTTGAAAAAGAAGGAGTAGAGATACTACGTCTTATTCAACAAGAACTAGAAGAAATAGAAAGGCTAGAAAAAGATGCCTAGAAAAAAACAAAAATTTTATTATATTCGATCAAAAGAGAAAAATTATCAATACGGAGTCTTTGATCATACAGAAGAAGGCTTTGAAAAAGCTGAAAAGTATATGAAAAAACTAAAAAAAACAAAAAAAGAAGAATTTTACATTTCAGAAAAATAATTTGACTTTTTAGAAATTTCATTTACTATATATCAATGCGAAAATTGATTGTAATTACAATGTTGGGTCTTGCCGCTACCTTCGCTAGCGCGGCAGAAGACGTTAATAAGAGAGCGATTGAATCTGAAGTTAGTTTGGAAGCTGGCTATACAACCCTTAACCAAGCTAACGGTCTCGGTTACATAGGTAACTCTGCATATTTCAGCGCAGGAATTTCAGCTAAAAACGATTTTATCACGCCAACTCTTTCGGCTACATACCTTCCAAAAGGCTCAGAATCACAAGCAGTATTTGGCGTAGGTCTCGAAAAGTCTTTTCTCAAGGATAAGATTGTTAGCCCTACTGTAAGTGCGTCTTATACTCGTAGAGAGTTTGACTCCACCACAATCGTTGACAATAGCGAATTTTCTGCTGGAGTCAGTTTGAACAATAAATATATTACTCCATATGTGCGCTATTTTAATACATTGTCTTATGATAATAAAGGCGCAGCAGTTGGCCTTACTACAGACTTGTCATACAAGAAGTTTGTTTTTACTCCAAAGTTTGAGTATGGTATTCCTACTTTTGGAAGCGAATTTTTGGCAGCTTCTGCAAAGCTTGGCTACAAGATCACATCCAATCTTACTCCATTTGTAAGCGTTGCTGTTCTTGATAACAACTTGACTAACCCAGCCAATGCTCTCGACCAAGAAATTGCTACTACATTTGGTATTAATTTTACCTTCTGATCATACGTCATAGTTGTGTGGGGGACCCTTGGTCCCAGCTTCGGCTGGGGCCATTTTTTTTCTTGACAAAAGGTAAATTATAAGTGAATATAAGATATGTTTAAAAGAGATGCGAATGGATTGGTTGATGGACTAGAATACAAATATGACGACCAAGGTCTTATTGATTGGCGAGCCATGTTAGACGACAAATGGCTTTATCCTAATCCATCTAGCGTCGAGAGAGGCATTTGTAAAAGAAATACTCCTGTATCAGAGTTACAAGACAAAGACTTGTGCATAATGCTTGGTGGACTAAAAGAACTCGCGCAATGGAGAGGTTTTGCAAATGTTTTTTATACAGTTGTTAATGCCAATCTAGATTATGTTGCAATCAGTTGCCAAATTGATTGGATTCCCAATTTTGAAACATCTGACAATAAAAATGTAGCCTTTTCTTCTGTCGCAGATGCTCACATCGGCAATACGAAAAGCTTTGCAAAAAACTTTCTTGCTGCTATAGCAGAAAATAGAGCTTTCTCTAGGGCTGTGAGAAGCTTTTTGAGAATCAATATTGTTTCTGATATTGAGCTTGGAGAAGTAAAAAGTCAAGAAACCTACACAGAAGAATCTCAAAGCTGTATTGAGGTTGACAAAACCGAAACACTAAAAAAGCTCATGGAACAAAAGAATGTGTCTTTTGAGCAAGTCAAAGACAAGCTGATTAAAGCTAAATTCAAAAACGCTGACAAAATTACTTGCGTTGAAGAGATCTCTCCTGTTTGGCAGGTAGAAATTATCAAAAAACTCAAAGCTAAAAAATAATTATCTACCTATATACCCACGATAAGACAAATTGACCTGTACATTTGTGGTGGTTTCACTAGAAACAGACTCAGAAACTTTTGTCATATCAGAAAAAGAATAAGTCACCAAAGTTTGTTGATTCTCCAAATCTTTTAATGTTATAGTCAAGTCTTCTGCTTGTTTTGAACAAGGGTAATCAAAATTATTTTGTCCTGAGTAGTCGTCTACTTCTAAAGTAAAACTCACTTCTACTGGAAATGGATATCTAGATACAACTTCTTTTGGTTGATATTGACCCAATATATAATAAGGTTCCCTTGAGCAATCTATGGAAATCTCGAAAGAAGAGCATCTATTTGTATTGAACGTATCCAAACTCAATTCCACAGAACCGGGGTCAGCGACTTTAAAATCGAAAGAAGAGGATGAATTCTGAATATTTATTGGTATCTCACCAGCAGGAATATTTCCAGCTTTGTCAAAAGACTCTATATTTACAGAAATTTCTGGAATACTGCCAATACCACAACTGACTCTATAATTGGTCATATACCCAGATTTAAAACTAAAATTTTGAGAAAAATCCTCTCTAGATTTAAGCAAATACCCACTAAAAGCTACGTCTCCAGTGTATTGAAGAAAACTTTCGTCAGTTACTAAAAACTGAGATACACTCACGCTACCGTTTCTTGGTCCAGCAGGAATCAAAGATCCTTTGTCCATCCCAATAAATTCTAGTGTCTGCGTTGGATTCTCAAAGCTTGCTGAAACACTTTGAACTCCAAACACTTCTCCAGTATTTATAAAAAAATGCTGGTCTTCTCTTGTTAGTTTGTATAAAGCCATCCTTTTAAAATTACACTTGTATTTTATAAAAAAAACGTGTAAAATATAATAAGGTAAAAGGTCATGGCATTATCTATATACAGTCCAGTATCAGAGTGGGCGGCGGCAACTTCTTATACAAAGTACGACATTGTCAAATACAATGACAAAATATACTATGCTACAAGAGATAGTTCAGCAGCTTCTTTCAGCACAGATAATTTTGGTGGACACACCACTGATCCATTCGGAACAGTAATTACAAACACTAATACAACTGATGCTACAAGGCCACATTTTTTCTTTACACCATCTTATGGAGCGAGCATACAAAACCAACCAAGAACAAAAATTACTCAATTCGGAGAAGGATACCAGCAAAGAATTCCAGAATCTGTAAACAATATCCTTTTACAAGGAACATTTGCTTTTGAAAATAGATCCGCCAAAGAAGCTAAAGCTATTTTGCATTTTTTGAATGCCAGAAATGGATCAGAGGCATTTTCGTTCACTCCACCCGAGCCATACGCAACAATGAGGCTTTTCATATGCATGAACTGGACGCAACAATCTCAATTTTACAATAATATTTCCATAAACGCAGAATTTACGGAAGTACCAGTATAAAATGGCTGACTACTCAATGACACCGGCAGAAGCTAGAAGCAGCATAAAAAAAGCTGCTAAGGAAGCCAATTCTATCGATCCTTCTGCTGTAATTGACTTCTTTGAAATAGATACTTCTGATATTCAATTTGATTTAGGAATTAGAAATTCAACCGAAGATAATGAAAACGATAGAATATTCAGATTTCACAACTCTATATCATTAACAACAAGAAGTATTTATTTTAACGATAAAGAGTATATTGCCGCTCCTGTAGCAGTAGAAGGATTTGAGCTAGCAACAAAAGGCTCGCTACCGAGGCCAACAATGTCTATTGCTGTAAAATCAGATGGAGTAAAAGCTCTTTCTAAACTGAAAACAGTTTTGGCTCAAATAGGTGATCTAACCGGAGCAAAATTTACACGAATAAGAACTTTCGCAAAGTTTATTGACGGCTCTGATCCAGACGGAAAAAACAGTTCTTTTTTAACTTCACTTATAAAAGATCACGATCCAGATCCAAATGCAATTTTAAATTACGATATTTATTATATCGACAGAAAAACTAGTGAGTCAAATCAAACTCTTTCTTTTGAAATGACCAGTTCCATTGACTTGGAAAATTTTGGCGTTCCAAAAAGACTGGTTATTCAAGATAGATGTCAGTGGCAATACAGAGGAGAAGGATGTTGTTATACTAATAACTTATCAGCTAGTACACACGGAACTACAAGTCGTGGGATTTTAAACCCTAAAAATTCAAATTATACACCAGTTGCTACCGATTTAAATGAAAGAATTTTCGATGAATCACCAAACAATCAAAATGGAATTTTAAGGTTAAATCCAAATCTTCCAGCACCAAGTTTATGGGACAAAGGCAAAGGGTCAAATTATACAGCTGGAGAAATGGTATTTATAACAAAAAATGGGGTTGAATATCATTTTGTATGCAAAGTGGAACATGCTCCGAATTTGGATACTGCTCCACCAAATACTGATTATTGGATAGCAGATCAATGTTCAAAAAGCATCCAAGGATGCAAACTTAGATGGCAAGGAGTTTTGCCATACGGAGGTTTTCCAGCAGTTAATAAAACATGATTTTATCTAACAAACAAAAAGAAGAAATTAAAAAACATTCTGAAGAAATTTATCCAGAAGAATGTTGTGGCTTTGTTTTACCAGACACGATACTCAAATGCAACAATCAAGCTAAAGATAAAATTTCCAATTTTACAATTTCGCCAGTTGACTACTTGAAAGCCAAAGATCTTGGAGCTTGGGCTGTTTATCATTCTCATCCAGATAGTTTTTCCGAAGCATCTCTCAATGATAAATTCAATCAAAAAAACTACCAAATGCCGCTCATCATTTTCAGCGGAAAAAATCAAAAATTTAAAATTATTCGACCAGATGAGTCAGAAGACTCAATTGATTTGTATGTCTCAAAAAATCCAAAAGACAATTTAACTGAAAGTCAGAAAGAAACTATCAAAAAGTATTGTTTAGAAAAGTACCCAGAAGAAGCTTGCGGTCTTGGTCTTAAAAATGGCCAAGTTGTTTTCTGCGAGAATAAATCTTCTGATAAAATAAATTTCTTCGCAATTCAACAATCAGAGTCAGAAAAATACAAAGAGCAAGTCGAATTTGTTTTTCATTCTCATTGTAAAGACGAATATGCTACTTTTTCAGATGCAGATGAACAAGTTTCCACAAAAACTCAAACAAAGTATATATTATACAATGTTTTGACTGACGAATTCAAGTGCTTTCTCCCGCAAAAAGAACTCGCTTACATCGGCAGGACATTGGTTCCCGGTGTTGTCGATTGCTCTTCTTTAGCTCAGGATTATTATAAAAAAGAATTAAACATAGACTTTCCGACTATGAACCACCCATTCAGGTTTCATAGATTCAATAAAGCTTTTATCAAAAAGTGTAAAGAATATTGGCAAAATGAAGATGCGATGGTTTTAGTAGATTTTTACTTAAATAGAAATTTTATTGAAGTGAGCGATCCAAGAAAACATGACATAATACTGTCTAATTCTTACAATTTTGCCAAAGGCTTTTGTCACATATCTGTTTATTTGGGAGAAGATAAAGTTTTAGATTATGCAAGAAACGGTATTTCTGCAATTTGTTCAATGCAAGAGTTTGAAAGTAAAAGCAACGGAGAAATCAAATTTTTAAGACACGAAAGTTTATTATGAAAAAACTTACAAAAATAAAATTTCATGGAGAACTTGGCGAGTATATGGGCAAAGAATATAATTTGTCTGTAGGATCTGTCAAAGAGGCTCTTCACGCTGTAAATAAAATAAGCGGAAAAAAGCTGAGTAAATATTTTATGAAAGACAATAACTTTCATAATGAATATAGAATTCTTGTAAATGGAAAAGGTGTAGCTTCAAAGCATAAAAAAATTGATAGTGTCGATAAAGTAAACAGTTCAGAAATTGTAATAGAAAGAAAAAATCTTGATACAATAGACATTGTGCCAGTAATTCAAGGTTCTGGAGATGGCTTTCTTGCAATTATAACTGTTATTGTCGCGGTAGTTTTGATAGTAGTTGGCGTTGTTCTTACCGCTAGTGGGAACCCGGCACTTGGCGTACCCTTGATAATGGCTGGACTCGGTCTTTTAGCTGCTGGCGTATCAGTGCTTTTGTCCAAGCCGCCGGTATTTGCAGCTTTTGAAGATACCGGTACAGCAGGAGGCAAAAGATCTTATTTGTTTAACGGCCCAGAAAACGTGCAAGGCGAAGGCAGAGCAGTACCCTTTGGATATGGTCGCCTTAAAATAGGAAGTCAATCTATTGACGCTACATACGAAATCACTTACGCAGATGCAGACACTAACCCATTAACGTCTTGATGAAAAAAGACGAATCAAAAGAAAACGAGCAAATTGTCTTTTATCAAGGGCAAGGTGGTGGCCCACCTCCACCCCGAGATCCTAGAGACCCTCAAGAAGTAGATGAAGGCGTTTTAAATCAGCGTGAAGACCCAAATGACACAGAGTCTACAACATTTACCAGAGCCGTTTCTCTCACAAAAGTTAGGGCATCCGATCTTTTGTCAGAAGGAGAAATCCAAGGTCTTGTTACTGGCTATTATAACCATATCGGCCTTGAGGGTCAAACAGGATATTATTCTTCTGAATTTATCAAAAACCCCGGAGTGGCACTTGGCGAAGGAACATACTACAACCTTCAGTCTGTTTACTTAAATAATGTCCCACTTGTAGATGGAGATGGCAAGTTTAATTTTCAACAAATCAATTTTACAGAATCAAAAGGTGGCCCAACTCCTTCTGAAGAAACGCAAATCAGCAATCCAGATGGAAACGGACTTTCGGTTGCAAGAACAATCGGAGAAAGATTAAGAGGGCCAAACATCATTGTTCTTGAAGATGGCTCAACACAAGTTGACCCTGATGTTGGAGAAGACACATTTTCGAAATATTACAGAATTCTAAACAAGTTTTGCAGGAGAGCGCAAGTAAACATAAGATTCAATACATTAAGAGCCATAAATAAAACTGGGCCAAGAACAAATCCTCCCGGCGCACCAGCCGGAAAAGGATTTGGGGATTCAAAAGAAACTGAAGTTGAAATAGAAATTTTTTCAAGAAAACTTTTTTCAAATGCAGAAGGAAATAATGGAACGCAGGATTATACTTTAAAAGAAGCTAAAACTATAAAAGGTAAAATATCTCAAGGGTACATACAAGCTATTCCATTTGACACAGGTCTAACCCAAGAAGATTTAAATAACCCAAATTTTATGGGTTTTGAAATAAAGGTAAGAAGGCTTACTTCCGACTCGATAAATTCCGATAGAACAGATCAAAGCGTAATCGACAGTTTGATAGAATACTATGGAGATCAATATGGATATCCTAATAGTGCAATTGTAAGCTGTAAATTTGAAGCTGAATACTTCAGTTCTACTCCTAGCAGAAGGTTTGAAGTAGATCTTTTGAAAGTCAAAGTTCCATCAAATTACGATCCAATTACAAAGAGATATACTGGAAGCTGGGACGGCACGTTCCACGCAGAAAAACAATGGACCGACAATCCAGCTTGGTGTTTTTACGACTTACTGACAAACAAAAGATACGGCCTTGGCGATCAAATCCAAGAAAGTTTGGTGGATAAATGGACTTTATATGAAATCGCGCAGTATTGCGACGAAATGGTTTCAGATGGAAAAGGTGGATACGAACCAAGATTTAGTTGCGATCTTTATTTTAATGATAGATTGGATGCGTACACGGCACTGCAAGATTTCGCATCTATTTTTAGAGGTTTGATTTATTACGCTGGCGGTAGCATTCGCGCTTTTCAAGACAAACCTTCTGATCCAATTCATACATTCACAAATGCAAATGTAGAAGATGGCGATTTTAAGTATCAATCAAGCTCCAGAAAATCAAGATTCAATACTATAGCAGTAAGATACAACGATAGAAATAATGATTATGAACCATCCATAGAAGTAATAGAAGATATTGATGGAATAAGAAGAAACGGAGTGATCAGAAAAGAAGTTACAGCTTTTGGTATCACTAGGAAATCTCAAGCTCAAAGACTTGGAAGATGGGTTATTAGCACTGACAATTTAGAAACAGAGACAATGAGCTTTGGGGCTGGCATTGAAGCCGCGCTTCTTGAACCCGGAGATGTAGTCAGAATAGCCGATAACACAAAAACAAGCAAAAGGCACGGCGGCAGAATAAAAAACATTTCTGCCACTGCGTCAGAAACTCAAATAACACTTGATTCTGAAATACCACTAAGTGGCGCTGAAACTTACGAGTTCTCACTTCTTACTCCAACTTATCAATATGACCCAGCACTAGTCACCGGATTGACATCTGATGATATTTCTGGAATTGACAGAAGTGCAATTCAATCATTTTCTTTTGCTGGCTCGTTGGCTTCTGGAGTAACAGGCGCAGACAACATCGTAAGAACACAAATAACCACTAACGACACTTTAGATATTTCTGATTATCAAGTAAGCGGCGTCAATGTATTTACTATTCATTCTAATGGGGAAATAGATAAAAATCCAGATGAATTATACAGAGTTATATCTGTGGCAGAATCAGAGCCAGCATCAAAATATGATGTCCAATGCATTATTTACAAGCCAGAGAAATATACTAAAGTAGATAATTCCACAAAAATAGAAAATACAAACATATATGCTATACCAGATCCTCCAAACGAATTGATAATTGGAGATGTTGAATTTATACAAAATGCCGAAGGTGAAGATAGTGAATTTTCTCAAATTCCTTTTACAGTAATATTACCAGACAATAGTTTGAGCGGAATAAAAAGTGTGGCTATTTATGCTAAAAAATCTGGGATAGGAGATGGCGGATGGATAGGAACAGACTTTTCTCAAAGAGGCGGCGTGGTAGTAGATGCAACTCCAGATTCAGAGTATCTGATTAACATTTTACCAGCAACAGGAGAACAAATTTCAAGCAGTTATGCTCCACTGGAAGATGGAACTTATCTTTTCAGGGCTTATTCCAGAAACCCAATCAGCTTACCATCAAACACTTCAGTTTCAGGCTTCCAGACTATAGATCAAGCTCCAATCATTCAAAATATTATAATTTCTGATTTGACTTTGGAAACGCAAACAGGATCAAACAATCCAGCGCACAAAACAGGTCAATCTACAGATATTCTTGGACCAAGCTTTTCTTGGAATAGCTCGCTAGCTCAAACAACTTTGAATTTACAAGCTAAAGATCTTTTGTATAGATTCACAGTAAGAGAACCATCTGGTCCAGACTCCAATTTGCCAAGTCCAGTTATATACTTTGAGCAAACAGGTTTGTCATTGAACGAAAATGCTCTGAATTTCAGTTACGAACAAAATTTATCAGGAATTGCTGTAATCGCAACCAATGGTAGAGATTACCCTGATTATGAAAATTATGTGTTTCCAAGAGCAGATTTACCAGACAACGTTCAAACTTTTAATGTTAAAAATGGAAAAAACGGACCTTTTAGAAACTACGACGTTGTTATAGAAGCTCACGATCTTGATGGAAACAGCAGTGTTGGCTATAACTTCGTTTCTGACTCAGAAAACTCTGGAGAAAATTCAGTTTTCTCTCAAAGCCTCAACGCAAATAAAGGTTACGACATTTTGCAAGTCAGAAACCCAGCCATTCCGCAAATTATAATGACTCCAGATGTGCATTTAACAAATGCAAAAGCCTCAATTGTTGCTGAAGAGAAGAATTCATTTTCAAATCCATACAGCCCAGACCAACCAGAAGTTTTTGATGACTTCAACTTTAATTTCGCAACTTCAAAAATTCTCGGGGCAAACACTGATGACCCAACGAATTATGTTACCCAACAATTTTTAAACTTTAATGGAGACATTGAATTAAAAATCTTCAGGGACGAAGATGGCGAAACAAATTATGCTAGCATGAATGGAATAAACGACACAGCAGGAGCTATCGTTTATTACTCTGACATTTGGTTTAATGGAAACGATGTCAAACAATCTGGATTTACACAAGATGCTTATGGAGACTACACACTTACAGGATATACAGGAAACAGACCAACAGTTCCCAGTGAATTTCCTATATTTGCCTCTAGATCAGAGCCATTTACTGGTACTATCACCAAAGTTGCGACTTTTGTAAATAAGAATGACGCAAAAGCCAAAGAAAAAATCACTATTCCGGCGCAAATCTTTTCCAAAGAAAAATATGTCGCTATAACATTGCTTGATAGCTTCGAAGCTGAAAAAGCACAAAAAGGATTGACTACATTAAGTAGTGTAATGGACAATGCGAAAAACTTTGAAGTATCCCCAGCAATTTTAATAAAAAGAAATGGCGAGCCAGATGCAAGAAGTATTTTCAGAGCTTATCTTAAATTAGAATGCGTAACAAAAGCGAATAGTATTCGCTATACATCCCTCTTTCAGCAGTTTGCTTATTACGCATATAATTTAAGGGTTAATCAATTTAACATTTACTCTTTTGGATTAGCAGAAGACTTTACCATCACATCAAATATAAATGGTGGGGATGTTCTACATATAATGTGGAACGGAGATCCCACAGAGACTCTTTCATCTAGCGTATACAAAGACCTTGAGACAACAGTGAGTATCGAAGGATCTCTTTTAGAACCAATACCTGCAAATAGCAGAATACTATTTTCAAATGGTAGATATGTTGAACAGGCAATTGGAAGCACGGATAATAAAATAAAACTTTCTACTGTTGCAACGCTAGCGCCGGATAGACAAACTGTAACATCAACGGAAAATTGGCAGAAAAATGACCTTTCTTACAAATTCTACGTAATAAGGAAATGGACTTTCGCTTCGGTTGAATACGTCTCAGTAACGATAACGCCAAAGAAAAATGTCACAGCAGAAATTATGACAGTAGGAATACTTTGGAATGGATTAAATGGTCCGACTGCTCAAGTTATTCCTGAACCAACATTATAGTAACGAAATTTCAATGAACACTCTATTTTTAGCATTAGAAGACGGCTCCATACAAAGATTTCTAACACAAAAGAAATTTGATGAGAAAAAATCTATTGATCAGTTTCATGACTTTTGCAAACAAAATTCAATATCACAAAAAGTAATTGACTTTATTTTTTTTAAAGAAAGCTGTCCAGAAGAAAGCGTTTGCCAAAGCTTCTTTGTAAAAGATAGAAAAATACAAAGCGACTTTGAAAAATTCGCGCAAATGAAATTCACGCAAGATGAATTGCCTTTGATACAAAGACTGATTGAGGCGAATGACCAAAATATCGAAATTGCAAAGCAGAATAACAACGCTGCACATAAAGTTCTTTTTGAAAAAAACAAAACGTACTTGCAAAATCTTTCAGTCAAAGATTTTTATACAGAAACTGGAAAAATCAATCGTTTTTTCAATATTGGTTTCATCGAAATCAAAGACCCCGGATCTGGATATACTAAAAATATACAAGCCACAATATCAGAACCCACAAAACCAAAACGGGAAGATCCTGATTTTATTTTTGGTAACAGAGGTGAAAAAGCTAAAATATCATGTAGTCAAAAAAATGGAAAACTGTCAAATATCTTTGTTGAAGAGTGGGGGTGTGGCTATACCGAACAGGCAACCATCACATTTTCTGAACCAGATGAACCAAACGGCAAAAAGCCAGAAGTAGAATTCTTTCCATTGAATTTGATAAACTTAAAATGATAACCGCAACAAAAAAAAGCCCCAAAGGACTTCTTTGTTTAAAAAAAGATTCTAATATCGCTTACTCAGTGGGGTCAGACAATTTGCTTGGAATGAGAGAAGGATCGATGATGCAAATCGATAACCAGTCTTCATTTGTAAATGTCTCTGATGTTCAATTAAAAAATTTCAAATTTAATTTTGAAAAAACAGAAGACAAAAAGCTTCTTATAAGACAGGACATACAAAACAAACTGTCAATTGGCGATTTTATCACCATCAATTTGATAAAGTATGAAGCACTTGGATTGTCGAGTATAGAACAAAAAGGCTCAGACTATTTGGTTGGAGATATTGTTCAAATATCAGATGGAGAACCTACTATTGACACAGTAACCAATTTGGCAAACTGCACAAGTTTTGAAGTCACAGCAACTGATGAAGTCGGCGGGATTAAAAAGTTGAAATTAAAATCAAAAGGAGAATACTCTGAAGTTCCAAAGCAAGAACTTTTACAGTTGCAAGGCGGCTCTGGAGAAAACGCGGTTATAACTTTAGACTTTGAAGAATGCAGTGAAAAGAAACAACAAGAAAGACAAGTTGTAGACATTCAAAGAACCCCCAGTTTTACATTTTTTGTTTTGGATCAATCAATTTCGCGGTTTTTGAATAAATCAAGCTTTGAGTTTAAAAAATGGCAAGTTACTCTTGCCGCCAATTTTACAAAAGAAGATGGCGCGTATTCTTACTCATTGATAAACAAGTTTTCTCCAAATTTGAAGCTTCCATTGATGAATGAAAATATCCAAAACCCAACCGCAGTATACAACAGCATCATATTGCAATTGGATAGTCAAATAAAAGACATGAAAGAGCAAATAGATTGGATTAAAAGTAAATTGGTTTAAGGTTCATAAAGAATACCACCGGGACGCTTTTGATCATTAATAGTTTGCAATACAACAGCCTTCATCATATCACCAAGCTTTCTTTCTTGCTTTTCGTCTTCTGTTGATTTTTTCTTTGAATCCATTCCTTGTTTGTTTTCTCCATCTTTGGCTTCTGCTTTTCCAGATTTGTCGATGTTGAAAGTCAGATTTACAGTGGTTTCGCCGCCGCCACCAGTTGAGCCTCCATTAGACTGTATCGACGCACTGAGTTGCTGAATTGAAGATGCAAGCATCGCAAATGCCCCGCTTCCTCCACCAACTCCAGTGGAAGTGTTCGCCATTGGCATACTTGGACTCATGCTTGTGCCTGTGCCGCCACCGTAGGCTCTATTGATTGGCTTGATTGGCCTTATAAGTGAGCTTATTGCAGATCCGCCTTGTGCTGCATACATACTTGCTGATCCTCCTGATCCGGGGCTGGGTGGTGCAAGTGGTCCACCAGTTGCTGGCAATGCATTTTTATCCATATCTTTGTCAAAAGCCCGTTGTTCCATAGCCTGTTGAAATTTAGCCATACCAATAATCATTGCAGCGTTTATATACGCTCCAATCAGTTTTTGCCTGTTTGCTCTTTTGAATTCCGCCATTGCCTGACGATTTCTTTCTTCATAATCTCTGAATCTTTGCACTCGCTGCTCGTCTTGAGCGGCCATAGCGTCTCTTCTTGCATTTTGCGGATTGTCTTCGCTTGTTATAGCCATAGCCGACAATCTGCTTCCAACAGAAAATTTGCCGCGCTTGCCATAGTTTGTTGGGTCACCTTCTGTTCCCATTATGAATTTATTGTCAGCAACCACGCCACCTTCAGCGTAACTGTTGATTCGATTCATAAAGCCTACGCCCAATGAATCAACCGCAGACTTCTTGACCACATATTCGCCGCCCATCAACATCGCTGGAACGTCATCACGCACACCAGATCCCCCACTAATCATCCCCCCTCTGGCTCTTTTGGTTGGAACTTTACCGCCGCCACTAAATCCCATCAAACCTACTCCCTTTCCTATGTTTGAAAAAAGTTGATTTGTTGCATAACTTGCCGCCATGTCCATCAATCGATCCATCACAGACAAAGCGAAGTTCCTGAAAGCTTCTTTTGCGCTTTTGCTACCATCAATAAAGCTCTTGAACGCGCCTTTGAAGTCAGCCTTCATTCCGCGAGCAATTTCCTTCATATTATCAGACAACTCTGCTTGAATTGCTTCATTTGACATTGCGTACTCTGACATGATGTCTTGCAATGTTCCCCGCAAGCTGATTTGTCTTTGTATATTTTCTATCTCTAAGGCAGAAGTTTTTTCTATAATTCTCTTTCTTTTATTTAAAGACATTTCTTGTTGCTTATAGGTAGAATTTAACTCATCTTCTTTTTCTAAAAGTTGATCAAGTTTTTGAAGCTCTCTTTTTTTATCCTCATCTAAGTTAATTTTACTTCTTTTGATAACAGCTAATTTATCTCTAGCTTCTAATGTGCTTCCTACATCTTCACCAAAAATACTCTGTGTATTTATTTCAGCGAAGCTGCCTCCAATTTGCCGGTTTTTTAGATTGTATAATTCTCTTGCTCCACTTATCTCACTTTGTATGTTTGAAAGTTTTCCAGCAGCTTCCATTCTTGCTTTTTCGGCTGGCCCTTTGCCAATACTGGCTCTTTGGATTGCTAAATTTCTAGTAAAGTCAGCTATTTCTCTATCGGCTGAAATTCTTGCTTCAAGCGCGGATATGGCTTTTTGCTGCGTGAGTCCAAGTTTTCTTATTGAATCATTGTATTGTCTTTCATCTTCTATTCTTTGTTGAGTGATAGAAAGAACATCTCTATCAGTTTTTGTTTTTCCTTCAAGAATATTAGATTCAGTTTTTATTTTTTCATTTAAAATAGTTTGAAAGTCAATGTAATCTTGAATTGCTTTTGCGTATTCTTCTCGTTTTTTAGGATTTGTGATTGCTTCTAAAGCCTTTTGAACTTCTGTGCTGCCAAAATCTTCTCCTCGTTCTATTACATCTTTGAGACTACCTTTCGCATACTCTGTAAGACCAGTGTCCCCTAATATTTTCGCTCTTAATTGCAGCCCCCTATCCTTATTTGCTGTTCTTTGAGCTTCCTGTTGGTAAAACAAATTATTTCTTGATTGCCGCGCAGATAAACCAAGCAAATCAAACCCGGAAGCCCCCCTTGCTCTAGCTAAAGATATATTATTTGCAAATCCAGCGTTAGAAACAGCACTTGCGTTTGCCATTCTAGCTGAACTAATTGTACTTTTAGCCAATTCAGAATTTACAGTTTTTAGTGCCTTAGCAAATTTTTTTGTAAAATTTTCAGTTTCTTTTGCGCTTTCACCCAATTCCTCAATTGCTTCAGATATTTCATTGGTGGCTTTTAGAGATTCAAGAAAGTTTTTAAAATTAGCTGCGTTACCGAGTTCGAGTCTATCAAATATTTTTTTTCCTTCATTTTCTTCTAAACCGGAAGCTTCCTTTAATTCTGCGGCGAATCTTTTTCTTATAGAGTCTTCTATTTCTTTAGATTTATATACATCTTTAGTTTCCGTCACCAAATGAGGTTTTGAGAATTGCACACTCCTATAATCTCCGAAATCAGGAATATCGCTCGTAGTTGTTTCGGTTACTATATTCCTCAAAGCGGCGTCTTTAAAACTTGCTATTTTAGAAACAGCGTCTGCCCCCAAAAGACTATTGAATTCTTCAATTGTCTTCGCTTTTCTTAAGCCCTCTCGTTGTTGTTCTTCTGTATTTTTTTGAGCTTGATTTTTTTGTAGCTCTTGAGTCGCGTCAACTATGTCTCCTTCAGTAAATAAGACTCTTTGATCTGGAGTTAACTGACTTATAGCAAATCCCAAATCTTTCCTTTTTGCTTTCAATTGCTCTTCGCTCAATTTCCCAGATGTTATTTCTTCAACCAAGCCAATAACCCTATTAGAAGCATTTTGCTGTAGCTCTAATTGTTTAGCTGCTTTTGAGCTAGCTTCAGCTAAATCTGCCATTGCACTTTTAACTGGGTCTATCGCCTTTACAAGTCCATACAATCCGCCAGCTACACCTCCAATAGCCGCTCCGATTGGACCAAACATCATACCTAAAGAAGCTCCAGTTGCAGCCCCGCCAGCAGTCCCAGATATTGCCCTGCCTGTTTGACCCGGAATAAATTGCTCTGCGCTTCCAGCCAACATACTAAGGCCCATTGTTGCTCCTAAAACTCCACTAGATCCAAATGATCCCATGCCACCCATTCTACCAGCCATTCGCCCTGCTCCACCAGAAACACTTTTCATTCTAGTATTTCTTGTTCTTAGATTTCTAGTATGAGCTTTCATCGCAGAAACGTATTTACCTTCAGCATTTCTTGAAAGTTTGTGCTTTTCAGCTAATTTTTTTGTTTCAGTCTCCAGTTGAGCCTGAGTCATATTCGACTTGACGTATTGGCGCGTCAAATTTCTTTGTGCGTTTAGAAAAAGTTTTTTTTCTGCGTTGCTCAAAGCTCCTCCTCCCGCTTTTCCTATATTTCCACTTGAAAAACCTAACTGAGTCATAGTAGCAAAGTTTGGTGTGCCAGCCATTTTTGGATTCAATCCCGCGCTTTTATAGCGATTGATTCCTTGACTCAATCCTCGCGGCTCGTCAATTGTGTTGTAAACCGCCAATCCATTTGGATTTGATGAGCTAACGAGTTGCGAACTTCTGCCAACTCTTATTGCGCCAGATGGAATACCCGCCGCTTTTTCTCTTGCAATTGCTGTACCCAAAGCAGAAAAGTTAGGGTACTCAGAAGCCGTAGCAGAATCATTGAAAGTTTTATTTACTATATTACTTGCAATTTTATCTCCACTTCTTTTTGCATCTGCTTTTACTAATCCTTCTCCAAAATTAAAGAACTTTTTAAAAAGTCCTGATGGTGGACCCTTTTCCTCAAAGTCAAACGCTGCTTGTTGATTAGTTGGAAATTCTCCCCCCAAAAACAGTCTAGATGCAGCTTCAAAAATGGAGCCTTCTGTTCCGTGGTCCAATTTGACCTTTTTTACATTTTGTTTTATCTTTGGTTGTAAATCTTTGGCTTCATCCTCAAAAAGTTTATAAGACAAATCGCTTGCTATGGAACCTATAGCAGATTGCGTAGTTGGAGTGTTTATCAAATTGGAAAACTTATCTTCTTGACCCTTCTGAAATGCAGTTCTATGTTTAACGTCAGGAACTGTCACTGATGTAATACCTTGTTCCATCATCTTCTTCACTTGTGCATTTTTTGTCGTTAAAGAAGAAAGATTTACTTTTAAACTTCTATCTGTGTTTGCTCCAATACCAGTCAAGACCCCTATTCTTCCAGTCAATCCTATTGCTGTGAAATTTCTTGAAGCTGTTTTTTGTTTTGGTTTACTTTGAGCGCCAAACGCTTGAGATATCTGAGAATTTGAATATCCCTTGGCTCTTGCTTTTTCAGGCGAAGTAATACCAGCTTTTTGTATTGATACTTCCGGCTTTAATGCAAAATTTGGAATCATTCCATCGCCACCAGCGCGAACAGGAGTTGTCGCCAAAGCAAAACTCGGAGTTGTAGTTTTGCCTCCTCTTACTCTTGCTCCTGCTCCATAAGTAACTGCCGCAGCTTGTCTTGCTAAATTTACATTTTGAGCTTGAAGTTGATTTTGCTGCCTCAATGTACTCAAGTAAGCTTGAGCTACTTGATTGACAGTCATTTGTCCACTCTTAACCTGTTGCAATATACTTGGCTCTTGCTGCAAAAGGTTGAGGATATTTTGCTGTATAGACGCTCTTTGCTGCGCGGCTGTATTTTGGCCTGTAAATGCAACATAAGCCTCTTTTGCAAATTTAGCGAAACTTGCAAAAAGTTTTGCCGTGACAACTCCAGCCATTATCAATCCGGGGCCACCAATAAATTTACCAAGTCCACCAACAAAAGCTTGTCCAACTTTAGCCCCCATTCCTTCGGCATCTTTGTCGATTGTACCAGCCTCCAAAACACTATTTAACTGCCCAAGTAGCTTTTTCATGGTTGGAGCAAGAGCCACTTCTCCAACGCTACTAGCAAATTCCTTGAATGAATTTTTTGTTTGATTTAAAAGCGCGGCTGTAGTTGTATTCAATTCCGCGTTTCTCTGAATAGCTTCATTTGTAGCCGAAGATGCCGCTCTCAATGCTCCCTGATAAATTCCATACTCACTATTAAGGTCTCCCAATGCAGCTTTTAAAATGTTGATTTGGAAAACACCGGCAACTTGTTCTGAAACTACTGATCTTTGAGCAGAACTCAGACTATCGTAAGTTTTAGCCAAGCCGCTAAGAACTTTGATTGCTGGCAAAGTATTTCCTTGAACGTCTCTTACTGCGATTCCAAGAGCTTCCAATTGATTAAGAACCTCTGGGCGTTGTATTCTAGTGAAAATAGTTTTAAAGCTGTTACCAATAACCGCACCACCACGCGCAGTTTTTTGCTGTGCAGCAGTCACAATTGCCAACAATTCATCAAAACTAACATTTGCCCCTTTGGCAGATGCGCCCACACGCTGCAAAGCTTGAGCCAAGTCTTGAGAGCTAACAGCGAACGCTGCATCAACCTTTGCAAGTTTATTTACAACTTTTGTAGAATCAAGTCCACTTTGATTGAAGGTATTAAGCGTTGCAGTTAAAGCCTCAACCGCGCCAACAGCATCCATACCAGCCAACCTAGCAAGTATCATTGCGTCTTTTGTTCTTTGAAGAGTTTTCTCGGCACTAAGACCTTGTCTTGACAACTCTGTTGCGGCAGCAGCTACAGTTTCAAATGCCTGACCAGTGTCCTTGGCAATTTTAAACATTCCTGCACTAAATTGCCTAAGACCTTTGTCTGTAGCCCCTAAAATAACATTGATGTCTTTGAGGCTTTTTTCGACTTCAATTGTAGACTGTACTAGCGCACCAAACGCTTGCTGCATCTTAACAATCAAGCCAGCAGACGCACCGAAGGCTATAACACGGGCATTTGCGGCTGTAAGAGACTTCTCAAACTCACTTGCGTTTGCTGTGGCCGCACTAAGACCCTCTCCAAGAGGACGCAAGTTTCTTGAACTGGTTCTACCAAGCTTTTCAAAAATCCTTTCTAAGTTTCTTAGAGCTTGTTGAGCTTGGTTAGTATTTACAGTTACATTTCCAGACGCCATAGCCTTTTTCCTAAAAGATATTACACTTTATACCCATGCATTCTCATAATATCTTTCATATCAAGACTACCACCTTTTTTAGCTGCTTCTTTACTAAATGAAATTGTATCATTTTGATCAATTCCAAGATCTTTCAAGTCTTCTTTTGTTGCCCCAACATATGAAGTAGCACCACCTTCTTCCATTTTACCTTCAATTTCTGGTTTGCTTCCGCTATTTGCATTCATCCAATCAAGCAACAAATCTGGATCACTATAAACATCATCAGTTGGCTTGTGTTTTGCGTCATTTAGAATATTTTTAAAATATTTAGCTGTGCCAAAAATTTCAGATTGAAAAAATGTCAATTTTATAACTGGTACGCCAAATAGTTCTCTGACGCTATCTGAACACAAATGGTATAAATTTAAAAAGTTGTGACTAACAGCAATGCGCTTTAAATTTTTGTGATCAAAATCTTGAGTAAATTCATCGTAAATTCCTATCAATTCGTGAATTTCAGAATCGTTCAATTCATCATATTCAACATCAGTAAAAAAATCCTGTTTTAAATCTGAGTCTTTTTTTAAAGCTTTGTAAATGTAATATTCATTTGCTTTTTTATTGGAAAACATTTCAGCGGTATATCCAACAACGTCCATTTTTTCTGTTAAAATTTCTTCAAGTTCTTTCTCATTCTTTTCTATCTTCTTTTGCATTGAGATTTTTTGAGAACGAAGATTGAGTTTTCCCTTGGTGGATCGCATGTTGGAAATAGACTTTTCCAAATCTAAAATTCTAGAGTTTTTTTCTTTGCTCCAATAGCCATCTTTCATTGCCAGTTCCAAGTTTTGCTTTTCTGTCGGCAAACCTTTTTTGATAGCTTGATTGTAATACTTTCCTCTTTCAAAGTCCATTTCTGCGGCATCAAATGGATTAAAATGCTTGATATAAAAACGCCCAAATTTTTCTGTGTCCTTGATGGAAAAACCATTTAGAACATCAGTAAAAAGAGAATATATTTTTTGCTTTGTTTCTTTGTCCATACAAAAAAAGCCCCCTTTCGGGGGCATGAAGGATCGGTAGCCAAATTACTCTTCAGCCTCCTTGCTTGGAGGCTCTTCCTGTGGAGGCTCTTCCTGTGGAGGCTCTTCCTGTGGAGGAGCGTCTTCTTTCTTGGGTTCAGGTTCAGCCAAATGAAGCTCGTTCGTGATAAAATCCTTCATTTCATCATCATTTTTCGCTTCTTCTTTCAAGGAGTCTTCAAGCTTCTGGAAGTCCTCAAACTTGGTTGCTCTACCAACGTACCAAAAACTAATAAGATACAAAAAACGCTTTAATACTTTCACATCAAACTCTTCGTCATCTTTTTCTTCTAAAGAGTCATAATACTCAAGTTTATCATCATAAGAGCCTTCTCCAAAAAATGGCACATATTCAGTTTTTGTCTCCTCGCCTTCTTTTTCTTGTTTTTCCAGCTTTCTGTAACAAAGACTCAAAGCCCACCAAGTGATAGTTTTATTTCTAGCGCGATTTTCGGCTGTTTGATCATACAAAGTGCTTTGTCCAGCTTCATATTTTTGAGCTTGTCTTTGCGCATAAGCAATGTTAGACTTTAGTTGATCAAGCTCTTGTTTTTCTTCGTCTGTTTTGTCTTTTTTGCTTGTTAATTCTTGAAATTTCAATTGGTTGTCCAAGATCAGTTTATAAAGCAAATTTTCATAATCTTCTTCAACTTCACTTTTTGAGCCGCCATCGTTAAGATATCTTTTATTCAACATCTGACGAGTAAGCATTCCTGCCTTGACTCCTTCAGCAAGCTTGATGCCGTAAAAAAGCTCTCCTTCGTCATACAATGAGCGAGTTGGCTTTTTGATGGCAAATGTATAAGGAACGTTCTTTTCTACCTCTTTGGTAGTTTTTGTTTCATTTCCTTCGGCGTCTTTTCCGACAATATCTTCTTTTACCTTTTCTTTCCTTGTGGATACAAATTCGTATAACGTTTTCATTCTAATTCAACTTTTAATTTTTCTATGATTTCATTTATTTCGCGGACAGTGTCGTTGCCATGATCCAACACTCTTTTTCTGTATCTTTGAAATACTGAATCAGAAATATTATAACCAGAATCCTGTAAATCTTCTAGTATAAATAAGAAAGATTTATACAAAGAAGTTACTTTTCTGTTTACTTGAAAATTCAAGAAATCTTTGGCTTTCCCGCCATCCATAAAAACCTTTTACCTACTATATATTACCCTAAAAAACGATAAAAGTAAAAATAAAAAAAATAGAGGGCTTCCGATTGGAAGCCCTCCGTTATGATTATTTTATGTATGATTAATTTTTAATCAGCAGTACCGCCGTCATTGGTATCATAAGTAGTGATTTGACCCAATCCACCAGCCCCCTGCGATCCACTCATAAAGAACCCAAGAGTTGTTTGGTTTGGACCACCAATCTGACTTGAGAAGTCAAGTGTGACACTCTTGTTGTCTCCGATTGAAGAAGTATAAGACTGAGTATCAAGCTTGGCATTCTTTAATGTATACAAACAAACGCCGTCTGTGTCATTAGGAGCAGTCATTGTAACGGTAATATCATAAGCGTCATCGCTGTTGATAATATCGTCAAGTGAGCCAGTTGTGAGATCGTTTACAATAGCATCAACCGAGCAGCTAACAGTAACCGGGAAGCTGATTTCTCTTGAGAATGCGTATCTACTTCCAAGCTTTTGAATTGGTTCGCGGCTCAAGTCAAAGTTGAAGCTATAGCTTTGAATTTTTGCGTCTGTAACACCAATTTGCGCACCGATTGTATCGTAAGTTCCGGTAGCATCTGTCTCACTGCCTTCGTTTTCTGCTGTTCTCTGTTTGATAGTAAAGGTAATGTCGCCGGGACGAAGAGTGCTAATATTGAGATCTCCAGTTCCAAAATCGCTAACAGCTTGAGGTAGACGATACTTACTTGTCAAACGAGTACCATTCTCAGGATCAACAGCAGGAGTATCAAATCCGCCATCAGTACCAGTTCCACTGTCAAAAGCCATATTGAGAGCTTCAACATTGACGCTGACACTAGGAAGACCACCAACACTTGCTTCAGTAGAATAAGATGTCAAATAACCGTTGCCGATTGCAATGACTTCATCAGAAGCGTTCCTTGCTTCACCAATGGCGTCTTTACCTTCGCTAACTGTTTTAACGTAATAACTTCTTGAATCACTAACCTTTGTCAAAAGGCCGCTCAAACAAGACTTGCTTGCATCAAGAGGGGTAAATCCAAGAACTTTTTCATTGCCAAAATTGGCCAAAAGATAACTAAAATCAAGAGAAACTGTTGGCGAATCGAGAATAACTCTATCGATTGCAGCAAGCTCACCAAATTGGTTGATATCTTGACGATTGATGTTGAAGCTGTAATTAATGTTTTGAATTCTTTCAAGTTGGTTTACAGCAGTGGTTCCTGTGACGTTTTCAATTTTAGCACTATCTCCATCAATAAACTGAAATCCAGTCGCGGGAGATGGGCCAGCATAAAGCGCCTCTGATTGATAAATTACTCTATTTCGTGTTGACATTGTTGATCCTTCTTGTTTATATTACACAATTTTTTATTTTTTTATATTATTTTTTTAAGTTGGTAATCTGAGATTTTCTACTTCAAAATCAATTATTGCGGCATAAATATTTGCGTTTATAGAACGATAATCATTCAAAGATCCCGCTCCATATTTGGCTACTACCGCATTTTTAATATATGCGCCCTTCGCTCCACCCAAGTTTACACCTGAAAAACTATTCACGTAATTAAAAACTACGTCATCATTGTAAGAACCTACATAGTTAAATGGAAATTCATCTGCGTCATACAAATAAAAACTATCATCATCTGTATCTCTAAAAATAGAACAAATTGCGTCCAAAGTAAATTGACTGTTTGTTAAAACAATTGCTCTAATATCTATTGAAGTAAAGTCTTGTCCACCAAATGCACCCGGATTATTCACTGATCCATTGTGTTTCAAGAAAATCACAGGATAAGACTGTTGATCTTCGAAAAGCCCAGTTGTAATACTTTGGGTGGTTTTTGGTTTTAATTTGAAATTTGTTTCAAAAAGCAACTTTTCTTCTGGTTCACTTGTTAATTTAACAGAAATTTCTTTTATAGCATAAGTACCACTTACAGAAGTAATATCTCCAGCAAATTCATCAGTTTTTAAAATGACTTGACCTTCTGTCGGATTTATCGCAAATACTTCTGGCGAATCTAAGTTATAAGTAACTGCACCATCTACCGAATCCGTAACAGTAACTCCAGTTATTACTGTGGCTCCAGTTATAGATGTGTCATAAACAAACTGCTTGAATGGGGCGTTGTAAACATTATATCCTTCTCCAAAATTCCATTTGTCAGTCATATCATAAAACTGACCTGAGTAATTTGTAAAGCCCTCTCCTTTTGTTAATAGTTTGTTGTCAAACCACAGAAAAAAGCTGCTCATTACTTGATTGTCATACTGCGGCTTCATTATTTAATTCCAGTATTTTTGTAAAATTTATTTAATATTTTAGATAAATAACCCGTATTACCAAATCTTCCTCCACGCAATTGTTTTTTAGATTGCGCTCCAGATCCAGATCTTGAGCCATATATTTTTCTATATATGTAATATCCTATTCCAGAGATGCCTCTTTCTATACCTCTAACCCAGCTTCTACTAGGTTCATATGGTAATGGCGTTTCAGCTTCAATTTCTCTTAAATTTGGCACATCTACTTTAAACGAATATCTTCCTCTTGTTTTAGATGTTGGTTTCCTAAATATTTTAACAGGAAAATTAAGAATCTCTCTCAAAACACTGATTGGATCATCCCCTTTATTAAAACCTATAAAAGAAAATAAATTACCATACCCACCAAGAGTCTTGGATGAATTTTGAGCATCAGGACCAGTTTTTATTTCTTTTGTTACTGGATGAGCATCAAATTCTGCTAGCATAACCCGCTTGTTCTCTTCAACAATTTTTTCAGCTTCTTGATAAGCAAGCTTTTCTATTTCCGGTTCCACATTTTTTTCAAGCTCTTGGCGAAAAGCTTTTGTATCCATTTTTACTTCAAAATTCATTTTGTAGCCTTTAAATGGAAAACGTAAAGTTTATAACCAAAAAAGTATTTTACAGCATCATCCCCAACAACATTAAAAGTTTTATTGTCAAACTGAATATTTTCAGTTTTTCCATTTTTTATGTAATTCCTGCAATCTTCTTGAACTTTTATTCTAACATCTCCCTCAAAACTATTTGTATTTAACTCTTCTAAAGGATCAGATTGCTGATTGTCTTTGTATCGAATCATTACTTCAAAAACACCAGAAACAGACTCGTAGCTTTCAACTACATCTTGAGCTACATTTTGAGAATCGTAACCAAAGTAAATATTTTGATCGTTGACGTTAGATGCTGAAACAACCTTTTTTGGCTTTTTAAATACAGTTATTGGCCTTTTGAAAGTATCAAAAAGATTTTCAAAATCGCCAGTAAAAATATCAATTTCGTTTTGAGTTACTAAACTAGCCATTATGTATTATAAACTTTGTTTATTCTATTGAATCCTCTATATGGATTATAGTCGCCTTCAATTGTATCATCTCCAGCAACTTGGAGAGGTACGGCTTGCCCAGCTTTGTAAGCATTTGCCAAGTAATTCAATTCCTCATATTCCGTTTTTTTCAATGAAGCGTAGGTCTTACCTTGCTCATTCTTATTAATCTTTCTAATGCTAGAGCCATCACTTGAAAGCTCAACGACAGAATCAGTGGAGGCTGCTGCAAGAGTTGACCGTATTTTATTATCATAATAATGTACCATGTACATTTTTTTGTACACAGCTATAGCATTTATATCTATATCTATAGTTAAATCTGTATTATCTGGATCAACCCTATCTACTTCATAAGAATCATTGATTCTAAAGCTCTGATTGATCATGTTATTAAGTGCGCCGACGCTCGTTCTAACCCAAAAAGCTATCGCGGAAATCCCCAAATCGGTTGGAGACCCCAATTCCCTGTGAATTTGATCAGCTATGTCAACTACTTTTATAACTTGGATACTCATCTTACAATATTTACACTAACCATGAATTAAAAGTGTAATTTAATTAAAATGGCGACAAAAGTAAATTTAAGTATCGATCAGGGGTCCGATTTTTCTGCTAGTTTAACTGCCAAGGACGCTGCTGGTAACACCATAAATTTAACTGGATACAATGCTAGAGCAAAAATGAGATATGCTTATAGCACTGGACAAGCCACCGACTTTACAGCTACTATAAATTCTGGTGTGGCTGGAGCGGGTTTTGTTAGCGGTTTGGTTGATTTGTCTCTTACATCAACTCAAACCTCTGGTTTAGTTGTATCTGATCAAGTTTATGACGTAGAAGTATATAGCGGCGATTACGTTGTTAGAGTTCAGCAGGGCATTGTTTCTATAAGTCCAGAAGTCACTTATTAATTACTTTTTACTCTTGAAGTAAATTGTGTCATACAATTCTTCTTGCAAAAGCTTTCTTCCTATAAAAGCTTCTATTTGCGGGATTCTATGATGAAAGTCGTTATCTATTGATTTAATAGAATACATATCGTAATTTGTAAAAAGGTTAGTTGCGTCCACTAACTCTATAAAATCTATCGGTCCCATTTCTTGGATGTGAGAAGATTGATTGACTTTCAAGTGACTACACATTAAAGGCTTCCCTTTGCGTAGTTTTTCTATTGCAACCGGACACATTCTGTTTCTAGTAGAAACTAAAAACGTACCATTTTTTTTCAAAACTCTAAAAGATTCTTTCCAAAAATTTATCATTCCTGACCAATCCACCATTCCAGCCTCTTTCGTTAACCAAAAATGTTCAATCGACTCATGAGACATAACAATATCAAAAGTCTCATCTTCATAATTCAACATATCTTTTCGCATATCTAACATGCCGCGATTTACGCAATGATAGTCTATATCTTTTACAGCTTTAAAAATTAACTCAAATGATTGTTGCTTGTTATGTTTTTCATAAGTCCCACCTATATCTAAAACTTTGTCTTCAATTTTAGAAATTTTATCAAATTCAATAGCTGAAGCTAAAATACGACCATATCCTGTTTTAAAATAATGCAGATGGCTGTTTTTATCTAATATTTCTTTTACTTTATTCATCTAAATATTTCTGATAACGAAGATACTCTGGATGATTTATCAGTTTTTCGTGAGTCGCGTCTGAAATATCTCCATTTTCTCTATAAAATTTATAACCTTTGTTGCTGCTAGTGTTTTTCCTAGTCTGAGGTATGTGTTCGTGAGCAAAGTATTTCTGACAAAAATCTCCAAAATTTTTATCATTCATTTCTGCGACATAATCTAAATCATCAATATAGTCTGGCAAAATCCATAGATTTCTATGAAGCTTTTCTGTTGAAAGCATGTAAGCTATAAATTGATCTAAAGGTTTTTTTACTTCTTGTTCCAGTTCTCCAAACAAATTTAATCCCTTTTTATCTCTTAGGTAGTTCCACAGCGAGCATAAAATTTCTTCTGGTTTTCTAATAAATGAAAAAGTAAACCATTCATTTTCACGATATTTTTGAATCACATCCTTGTACCAATTGATGTGGTGATTGTGAACCCAAACATCACTATTGTAATCTTTTTCGCAAAAATCCAGAAGCTCCTCTCTTGTCCAGTCTCTTTTTAAATTTGCGCCATTTTTCGGCCAAGAATCAATTCTATTCGCGCCTTTCATCAAAAAATGATTCAGATAATGAACGCAATAAACTCCTCCAGCTTTGCCATAATGAATGAATGCGAGTTTCTTTTTCGCCCCCTTTGTTTTTACTAATTCTAATGGACTATCTTTAGATATGGACATAAGTTCATTGTAAAAATCAACCATCCCATTTTTTCTTAGATATTTTTCAAAAAATATTCTCAAGTTGAGAGTTTTTTCTTTTAGAGAGCCATGTTGTTTTTCATCAAAGATAGTTGTTAAATGTAAGTGAAAAGACTTGACTTTGAAATTTATCATCAAATCGTCATTTATATAACCAAACCCTTTTCTCCAAAATCCCAAATTATGCTCTTGCGGAAAACATTGAGTAAAAAAATGATCAGGAATACGGTTCATGCATTCTTGCTCATAGAAGCGGGAATAATTATAAAAGTTAGTTTTCCACCACTTCGGAAAATCTTTGTTTGAGCAAAAAATATACCCTGCGTTGTATATCCCAACCCTTTCATTAAGGTTTCTTCCTTGATCGTCATCAGAATGAAAATGCGGACTCAAGCAAATATCTGAAGTAAAATTTTCTTGCAAATTGCTTAAAACTATTATATCAGAGTCTAAGAAAAAAGTGTTATCATTACTTTCTAAAGCCCAATCCATAACATCCATCTTTTTAGCGATACAGTCTTTTCGATGGAATGTGTTCAAGTCATCATAAGTATCCCCGAGAATGTCTAATTCTTCTTGTAAATGCTCCTTATTTGCCCCGACCTTAATCTTCAACTTTGAGAAGTCGTATTTTTTTAAATAATCTTTTGTTTCTTGATCCACTAAAACAAAAATCGGCTCTTTGTGAAATTGCCTGAGACTGTAAATTGATGCCGCAAGTTCTGTTTTTAGTTCATGAGTGCAAGTATAGCAGAAACTTTTTATTTTTTGTTCTGAACGAGTGAGGTTAAAAATTAAAGGTTCTTTCTTTGGTGGGAGTATTTTTTCCCCACGAATTATTTTTTCACAAACTTTTGAATTTGAAAACCTAAAAATTTTAGATGTTTCTGTTTGCTTCAATGGCTTCAAAGACATATAGGAACCCTCGTAGAATAACAAGGTAGAACTCGGATCTGTCGGCATACAGGATTATATAAAAAAACTTAAAATATTAATATTTAATTTTAAATCAATCCAGAAATTTCTTCATAAGAATATTCAGGCAACCCAACCGCATCTTGTGTTATATCAAAAACAAAAGGAGGCTGTTCACCAAAATACGAAACAAGTATCTCCGTATCATTTGTAATGTACTTCAAATTCTCATTTATTTCTAATACTTCATCAAAGTTTATGCCCCCAGAATTGGCTGCTGGAATTTTACAAAAGGTAGGAGTTTCTACTTCAAAGTGCATTCCATTGTCGTGAGGAGGTTCGTATGCCAAAAGAATTTGTTTTTCAGAATCGTTGAGATATTGAGTATACCCTTTTTTAACTGTTAGCATCCAAGTGTTATGCCAAGGACATTCGCTTACTGGAAACAGCATGTGCGTGTCACGCTCTCCAGAGCAAGGTAATCCAAAGGCGATCCCCATTTCATGACTACGGTCTTCAGCTTGCTGCTGAGAATCAAAGCCAGTTAAATATGCCAAATATCCTCTTATCATACGGTTAGAGTGTTTAGTAAAACTCTATCAGCGGCACTAATTACAGAAGTAAAGCTCATAAAAGTTCTAACATTTGCTTGAATACTGCTTGCAGTAGAATTTGTTAATCCGCCGAACCTTGCTGCGACTTGGCTGTTGCCAGCTAAAGTCGTATCTACATTTCCTACTGAAGAAATTGTATTACTGTTATTTTCGTATCCGTAAATTGAACTTCCAGCAGCGCCGCTAGAGTTACCACCACTATCAACTACGCCAATATAAGACGCCATTGTTCCGTTTGAAACTGCCCTAGTAGCATATGGATATATCCATGTCCCACCATTCCAATGTTGAATAGAATAAACAGATGAACTTGGATTGTTGAAAGCAAATCCAAAAATTGATCCTGATGGAATTCTTTCTGAGTACGGAAAAGAGCTTTTAGTATCGTTATCTATTTCGCAATGAACAACCAACGAGCCATTTTTTGCGACATAGGAAGTGCTTGAAGTTGGATCATAATAATCGCCACCATCAAAGCTTGCTACCGGATTGGAATCTGAACCTGTGATAACAGTTGTAGTATATCCGTTGCCAGTAGCTATTTGAGCTTGCGCTGACGCAGAAGACTGTGTATACGAGTACCCGTTACCACTCTGATCATACCAAGTCTTGATAAAGACATTTGCGCCACCACCAAAAGTTGTTATTGCTGAAATGTCAAGACCATTTCCACTAAAGCCAATATCTTGCTCCGTATTATCTGAATCTCTTCTGACCCTGATTGCGCTACCTGCGTAAGCAGAAACCATTTTGTACAAACTTAAAACAACAGAAGCATCAGCAGCAACGTCCTGCAAAGTTCTAGCAGTGACAATTCTAGGTTGCAAACTGGCCACAAACATCGGATTTCTAAAATCAAAAGCTCTCATTATGCTACTCCAGTTTGGACTACGAAACCAGCAACAACAGTTGATCCATCAAAACTCATTAAAGATAAAATTCCAGTCATATTTGCGCTTAAACCAGTCGGATGTTCTCCTATAAAAGCTAGAGTGCTTCCACCCGCGATTGTTCTTGCAGAAGTTGTTGTAAATTGAACTGCGGCACTTTCTCCTGCTGCAACATTTGAGGCAGCGAAGCTTGTGACGTTTCCGTTTAGTGTTGCATACTGAGCGGAACCGTTGTTGAAGTCAATTGTTACTGCTCCACTTGTATTTCCTATACTGTATGGAGCGGAAACGAAATGAGGTCCGTGAAAAGATGCTCCGCTTATCGCTTGTCCAGTGATATATCCGTTAACATAAAGACCATTA